CGTGGACCACGAGCCGCCCGCCGCTGTCCTCGGCGGGCTCCACGCTGCACAGGACGCCGGTCTCGCGGTCCTCCAGGGCGCAGTCGACGCGCGGCCGACGCGCGGCCAGCGCGCGCCAGTGCTCGTACGCCAGCGCCGCGTCGAGGGTGACCGTGACGACGCGGCCGCCGTCGGTCACGAAGTAGAGATTGGGCGACTTGCCATCGCCCACCAGCTCGGTCGCTAACTGGTTCAGCTGTTCGTACGCAGACATCATCATCGGTCGGTCCTCCGTCGTCGTCGTCGTGGTGGTGGTCGGTTGCATATGCTTCGCCTCAGTCGTGTTGTCGCTCGACGGGCAGGTGCGCCACCTGCCCCGCCGGATAGATCGTGCCCGTGTAGCCGTGCGGGCGTGGCGGGACGTCCAGCACCACGCTGACCGCGTCTGGCGCGGTGTAGTCGGGCGCGGCCAGCCGCACGTAGCCGACCGTGGCCCGCCCGCCCGGGGTGAGCACACGGTCGCCTTGCAGGAACGGGCGCGGGGTCGGGGGCGCGGTCATGCTTCACTCTCCTCGCCGCCGCCCGCCACGGTCAGCCCGTCCGCCTGCATCGCGTCGACGATGTCCGGCACGTAGCGCGGCTCAGCGACGATCCCGCCGCCCCAGCGGATCGCGTCGGTGGGGAGATGTGCGTCGGCCCAGGCGTTGCCCGCCGGGGTGAGCGGTTGAATGATCCAGATCGATCCGTGATTCTCCAGCTCGACGTCGTGTGGATGTGCGTGCATGTTCAGGTGTCCTTCAGTCGGTTGTGGGAAGCGTACGCGCTCCGCGATGGACACGAACCAGCTGCCCTTGCCGCCGCTGGCTCGTGTCGCACGCGCAAGGCTCAGGCCTCAGAAGTTCCAGTCAGCCGCCGCTGTCGGCGCCGCTGCCGCCTTCGCCGCTGTCGCCGCATCCGCGCGCGTCCAGCCCCAGGGCGCGGACTCGTACCCGGGCAGCACCGTGATCGCGTAGGCGGTCAGGGCGTCAATCAGCCGCTTCGCCGTCGACTTGTCGTAGTCGTCCCGCTCGCAGGACTGATAGTCCAGACACGCCAGTGATTTCAGCGCGACGACAGGATCAACCTCGTCACTCGGCACCGGGCGCAGGACATAGCCCGCTGCCTCGCGTACGTCCTCGCTCGCCCGCTTGCCGTAGCGCGCGACCAGCGAACGGACGTTCTCGCGGCGCAAGATCCCGATCAAGGCCTCGGTATCGCGGGACCCGTGGAGTCCGTACACCGTCCGGTCGGTGAGAATCCCTTCGTCGGTGAGGGTATGGGCCTCGCTCGGCTGTAGGGGAAATACGAAGGGCAGCGAATCTGTGCGCTGCGTACGCAGCAGCCCTGCCAAGTAGTCAAACGTATCGTCGTCGCACATAAAGGCGCTCATGCGGCACCGCCGTTCGCGCGCTGCGCGTACAGCGCCTTGCCGGCCGCCACCGTGGCCACATAGCCCAGGTGCGCCCCGCGCCCGTTGATGCACGCCTCGACCGCGTACGCGCGCACGCTGCGGTTCCAGACGACGGTACCGCGCCAGCTGCGATCCGCAGCGTAGGTCTGGTAGAAATACGGCTTGCCGCCCGTCGTGACGGCGGGAATCTTGATCCAGGTGCTCGTGCTCGTGCTCGTGTTCATGTCAGTCATGCTGTCCTACGCTCTCTCTCGGTTCGGTTAGTCGGTTGCTGTGCTCGTGCTCGTGCGTCGCGGGCTCAATCCGCCAGATACGCCGGTTCGGCGTAGCCCGGGCGCGTCTTGAGTCGTCGCCCGTCTTTGGTGAAGTGAAACGCATGTTCGGCCAGCCATTGATCATCGGTCTGAACCGCCACATGGTGATCGTGCCAGCGCTTGCGTACCTCGGTTGCGGCCTGCTCGCCCGCCGGGATCACGATTTCCCGGTCCGCCCCGCCGCCCGAATCGGCGCACAGCACACACGCCACGCCCCGCGCGCGGGCGTTCTCGTGGGTGTGTCGGTGTCCGAACGTCGCGAGGACCAGCCGCCGTTGGTCCGCTGTCAGATTGCTGCCCTTGATCAAACTCATGCTGTGTCCCCTTCGTCGTGGTCGTTGTCGTTCGTGCTCGTACTCGCTCAGTCTAGCATAGATGCATATGCATCTGTCAACGCTGGCCCGGGCGTGCGCGTGTCCCCGGGCCCGCCCGTGCGCCGCGCGTGCCTACGCGCCCGCGTCCAACTCGAAATGATGCGTGTACGTCTCTGCGCCGCAGACCGCGCGAAACCAGGTGATCTGCCGCCAGTAGTCTTTCGCCGCAGCCGGGATCGCGTCGGCGACCGCGCCCCACTCGCCCGCCACGATCGGCGCCAGGGCGAGCGCCTCGGCTAGCGTACCGGCGCCAGACACCCGGAGGGTGGTCACGCGCCCGAGATTGTCTGTGATCTCGACCTTGCGCAGTCCGTTCGGGTATCGTCCGTGTGGTCCCATCTAGGTACCCGCCCCTTCCGCCGCGACGCGCGTGTACTCCGCCCGTCGCGCCCGCTGGCCGCTCCCCTCGTACGCCCGCGCGGAGTTCTGCGGACAGAGGCTGAACGTGACCGTCATCCGCTCGACAATCCGCTTGCCCTTGCGGACGACATCCACACACAGGCTGTCGCAGTACAGCCGATCGTACCCGCGCGCGTGGTAGGGGCTGTCCTGCAGCGCCCCGGGCGGAATGACGGCCGCGCGCAGATAGCTGTTTTCCGCGCCTTGATCCGCGTACCAGCGGAGTTCATCGCCCGCGCGTACCAGCTGCCGCAGCGCGGCGAAATTGCCGCCCAAGTACATCTCGGAAAACCACGCCCGCGCCGTCGTGGGAGCCGTTCCGGCGATCGTGCGGGCTGGCTCGCTACTGGTAGGCGCGGTAAACCCGTCGCGCGTCCGCTCGGGCAGCCGCTTGGTGAGCCGGAGGGTCGCGATCCCGCCGTCCAGGCGTACGGCCCAGCTCGTGGCCGCGCGCAGGGCGGTGATGTCCTCTGCCGTGAGGGTCATCGGTTCGGTTGGTTCGGTCGGTGTCGTGTCCGTCGTCGTCGTGTCGGTCATGCTCGGTTGCTCCTCTGTCCTGTCGGTTGTTCGGTCGATCGGTTGTGCGCCTCGACACGGCGCTAGCGTGGCAGTCCCGCCCCGCCAGCGCCGTGCTGGCCTAGTCCCGGACGATGTACGTCTGTCCGCCCTTGCGAATCCATGCCGTGCCCGCGTTGCTGTAGCAGGTCACATACACCCGGTACTCTCGGCCCGTCGACAAGATGCGTACCTTGCGGCTGGACGTGAGGCGACGGCCGTACCCGCTCGCGGTTTCCTGTCGTCCGGCCAGCTGCCACGAGAGCGGGCGATCGAGTAGTTCGTACGGTTCGGTGAGAGCGATCCATCGGGCGATCGGTGCGGTCGGTGTCTGGTCGGTCATGGCTCGGTTGCTCCTGTGTCCTGTGTCGGTCGGTGCTGTCGTCTGTGAGCCCGTGGGACTAGCGCGCGCCAGCGTGGTACTCAGGCCACGCGCGCGCCTTGCTTGCCTTGCCCCGCCCGGGCTTGTCACCGGGCCTTGCGGGTTACGGACGGGGAACGGTTCCCCGTCTGACTCACCGTCTAGCGCGCTAGCGCGTCACGTCGTACCGCCGTGCCCACCGGCGGTACGCGTCCGTGGCGTACAGGTAGCTGCCCCAATCGGGCGCAACGCCGCCAGCGGCCAGCCAGCCCGCGAGCGCCTGTCGTAGGTCTCGCAGCCGGGCCAGATCCGTACGGCTCCGGGTCAGCGCGTCTTGTTCTCGGAGGTTCGCGTTGGGATCCATTAGGCCTGCCCCCGGTCAATCACGAAGGCAGGTCCCCCGCCACGCGTGGCAGGCGTGATCGTCGTCCGGTCACTGGCGCGCGCGCTGTTATGGCCCTGCAGGACCACGCGGTACCGCGTGGCCGTGATCGCGGGGTACTCCTCGATCAGCCGTTGCGCGTCTTCGCTAGTCAGCGGGTACGCCTGCCCGGTTGCGGCGAACGTGAGCACGTACGGCCGGTTTACCGTGTAGATGCGAGTGTTCGTCGTCATCAAAACCCCCACTGATCCGCCGGTACCTGCGGTACCGTCGCGCGTGCCGCGATTGCCGGGCTGATCGCCGTGTAGCGCGCGGGAATGGCTGCGGGACCCGTGACAGGCACGGGCACAGGCACAGGCACAGCCACGGGCACGGGCTGTACCGCCGTGGGAGCCACGGGAGCCACGGGCACAGGCGAGAGCGGAGCCATCGGGCCAAGATTGGGCTTGTCCTCGCCTGCAGGCGTCGACGCCGCGCTAGCCGCTAGCGTGGCCAGCCGCGCGCTGTCGCTTGCCGCACGGCGCGCGATGGCCGCTTGGATCATCTCGCGGACGCCTGCCAGCTTTTCCGCCGCTGCGGGCGATAGGTCGCGACCTCCGACGGCAACGCCGTAGTAGTGATCGGCCAGCTGCAGCCCGTCGTCGTCAACGGTTACGGTCTGTCGCTGTGCTGTGCAAAAGAGTAGCGCGCGTAGGCCGTACTGCTCCGGAGTCTCGCTAGCCGTGCGTGGTGCCAGCTCGGGGAACGGTTCATACGTCGTCATCGTCGTCATCATCGGTCGGTGTCCTCGGTTCGGTTATGGGAAGCGTTCAGCGCTCCGATCTGCTAGCGGCCACCCGGTAGCAGGTCGCAACGCTGGAACGCGCTAGGGCCAGCCCCTAGCGCGCTCCGCTGTCTCGCCTTACTACGCGGCCACCCGGGCACGGCCACGGGACAGCACCGTCGCGGCCAGCTGGTCAAGGGTTAGCCTGTCGTCCTGATACCCGCTGTCCTGGGACACGCGCGTCAGCCCTTGCGCAATTCCCCAGAAGCTACGCGGGCTTGCGTTCTCGGTCTGGACGGCTGCCTTGTACGCGGCTGTCGCATCGCTCACGGTCGCGCCCATCTTGCGGAGTTCATCGATCAAGCCTTGCTCCGTGCTGGCTAGCTCCAGCGAGATCAGCGACTTGATCAGGCTTTCGTCGGCACTGGCGGGACGGTTCACCACTCGCCGGACCAGTTGCCCGACTTCGCGGAGGGTGTCCCGCAGGACCGCCGATCCGACATGCCGTCGCTTGTACTGCGCGCCGTAGACCGCGCCCCAGAGCATGTGGTTTCCGCACACGAAGCGGAACATGACCTCATCGAGCCACACCGAGGTCAGCCCGACCTCGGAATTCCGCAGCATGACTCCCCGGTACATCGGCCCGTTGTCGTCGCGCGCGCTCGGATCGTTGACGATCGATCCGCCGTTGACGAGTAGCACGAAGCTGTCCCGGTCACTGAGGTACGCCCCCGCTGGCTTGCCATCCCACGTCGGCGGAGTGTTCCAGCCTTGCGCGCACAGCGTATCGACGACAGGCGAGTAATAGTCGGCATCCCACAGACGGCCGTACGTGTCGCTTGTGATCGCGCGGGCAGTCACCGTGCCCGACTCGGGCGCCCGCTGCGCCAGGACTACCGCTGTCGTGCCCGTCAAGGTGGACTGTAGCCCGTAGTTCAGCGCGCTCGCGGCGACGTCGGACGGCAGGCTGCGGACGTACGCAGCGGGCGCCCCAACGAGCTTGCACAGCTGGCCATGTGACCACGGGGTGAGCTCGGCTTGGCCGCGCGGGCTGGCCAGCGCCACACGGCCGATCCCGCCGTCTTGCGGGATCACTTGCAGGTCTTTGGCGTTGTAGTTCATCTCGCGACAGTTGGCCTTGCGATCGATGGCTGCCTGTACCAGCGCTTCGGGTGACTCCATGCGCTGGTCGGCCGGACGACGGTAGTACTCGGATTGTGCAGTCGAGATGTTTCCCATGATGCGATCGTGCCTTTCGGTTGTGTGTGGCGCGGATAGCAGGGGGGCTCAGTCCCTAGAGAATCGCGCCGCCCCCGCACCATGCGGGGGAACGTCAACTATGAGGCAAGCATATAGTAGCTGTCAACACTCAAAGACATCACATGCTAGCTTGTCACAGAATCGTCACATCTTGCCCGCTAGCGGCTAGCCTTGGCCCGCTGCGGGTGCTCCCGGTTGGAAGACCGCCTACTTGGGGATCATGTAGTCTCGGCGCGTAACCGCTACGCGGACAGTCACTTACCGCCTAGAGGCACGCGCCGCGCTGCGTCGACTCCCAACCGAGCGCCCGATCCGGGCCAGCCGACCAGCGCGCCAGCCGCCTGCCTCGCCACGCCAGCGCGCAGAGGAGCAGCGCGCCAGCGGGCAGACCAGCGCGCCAGCGGGCAAGGGGCAGCGCGCCAGCGGGCGAGCACGGTGCATTGTCCGGGAGGCTAGGGGAGGGGGGAGCGCGCGCGCACGCGCCCGACCTCAGATAAATTTTTGAAAAATCGGCGAAATCGAGCGCGTGTGGTCCACACGGGCGGCCAAAACCGCGCCGCTGGTTCGCATCTCTCCTGGGGCGCCCGATCGCGGGATCGGACTTCAAAGGCCACCCGGGAAAGCCGGGCGCTGCCGGTGGGTTCGCCGGCTGTCCGCGACTTCCGACGAGGGCGCCCCCCTGACCTCCCCTGTCACGCCGCGCCACCCCGCGGCAGGCAGGGGGGATCTAGACTTTCCCGCCGTCCCTTCGGCATCCTCGGCCCTGCATGTTCCGCCGCCTGGCCGCTGCCCTCGTCCTCCGCCGTGTCACGCGCGACCTCCACGCGATGGTCGAGGCGCTGCACGCGCAGAACGGGCTGCTCGCTCGCCTGGTCGACCATGTCGCCCCCGTCGCCCCGGCCCCCGAACGCCGGGTCGTCTACGCCGACACGGGCGTCGACCACTTCGACCCGATCGACGGGCAGCTGGCCGACGCCTACATCGCCCGGACCGAGCAGGACACCGGCCACACCCCCGACGACGAGGAGGTGGCGATTCACCTGGCCGACGAGAAGACGGTCGACCTGCACAGCCGCCTGGTGGCGCGCGAGGCCGACCTGGAGCGCCTGCGGGCGAGTCGCGCATGGTGAAGCGCGAGACCCCGCGGTCGGGGGCGCCGCCCTCGACCAGTGAGCGCGACCGACTCGCCAAGCCGCAGCCACCCGCGGCCATTCCCCCGCGGGCCCCCTCGGGGGTCGTGCGGCCGCCAGGCGGCCGGCTGGCCTACACGCTCCTCGGCGCCCAGGTGATCAAGTGAGCCGGCCCCGCGGACGCCCCGCGACCGCGACCAGTGCGCTGGTCCCGGCGGCGTCGCGCGTCGAGCCCGCCGTGCTCACCGAGGTCGAATCGGTGCTCAATAGCGAGGCGATTGAGCTGTTTGCCCAGGCGCTCGGGGGCCGCGAGAAGCTGGCCGATGCCCTCGCGGTCGCCGGGAGCGGCAGTGAGGTCGAGCGCATGACGACCTTGCTCCTCGACCCGCGGTACGCGCAGTGGGGCCTGGCGCGCCTCTGCCGGACGGTCGGCCTCACGGTGGCGGATCTGTTTGCGGCCTACCGGAAGGCCGCGGTCGCCCGCTCGCACATCGAGAGCACCCACATCATCGCGGGCAAGCTCCCGGCGGTGGTCGACGACGTGATGACCCGCGCCGTCCCGCAGCGCCAGGTCTGCCCGAAGTGCCTCGGCACCTCCGCCGCCGGCCAGGGGCCGTGCCTCACCTGCCAGTCCACCGGCGTCGTCCAGTCGGAGCCCGAGCTCGACCGGCAAAAGCTGGCGCTCGAACTCGGCCACCTGCTCGAAAAGAAAGGCGGGCTCATCGTGCAGCAGAACAACCTGGCCCAGACCAGCCTCAACGCCACTGCGCCCGGCTCGCTCGAAACGCTACAGCAGGCGGTCGGCGACCTGCTCTTCGGGGGCCCGCGGCACCGTGATGTGGACGTCGAGCGGGAGACGCCGCCGGCGGACCTCCCCGCCGCCGACGACGAGGAGTCGACCGAGGAGGAGCCGGACCTGCCGTTTGACGACGACGCGCGCGACGCGCCATCCCCGCGGGTGCCCACGGCCCCGCCCCGGCCCGAGTCCCCGCGCGCCACGTCGACTGAGCCCTGAGCCATGTACCACCCCGACGTGATTGCGGCGCGCGCGGCGGTCGCGACCCGCCAGTTCGGGCACCTGTTCCCGAACCGCCAGATCCCGTGGTACTCCGTGCGGGACAGCGCCGCGCTCACCGCCCAGGTCATGGCCGCGGCCGACGAGCACGGCACGCCCACCCGCGCGCTCGTCGAGGAGGAGCAGGACTTCATCGGCGCGAGCCGCCTGCGGGTGATGTTCGACTTCCCCTACTTCGCCGAGCGCTTCTGCTGGATCGACATGGAAGGCCACGGGCTGCGGCGGCTCTCCCCCTTCTGGGAGTCGCAGCAGCTGGTGCTCGATCAGCTCGGCCGGATCGAACAGGCCAACCAGGCCGCGGGCTCCCCTGACGGGCTGCTCCTGAACATCCTCAAGGCGCGCCAGCTGGGCGTCTCGACGTTCAGCGAGGCCCTGGTCGCCCATCGCCTGGTCACCCGCGCGCACATCCGCGCGCTCAGCGGGGCGGACGTCGAGGACCAGGCCGGCTACCTGTTCCGCATGGTCGTGCGGATCTACGACCAGCTGCCCTGGTTTCTCAAGCCCGGGAAGGTCTACTTCAACAAGAACCGCGAGCTCTCCCTCGCCAACCAATCGTTTCTGAAAACCGCCTGGGGCAAGTCGACCCGCGGTGCGCTCCAGACCGTCTCGGGCGCCGAAGGCAGCAAGGGCTCGATCGGCCGCGGCCAGACCTACTCGGTCGTCCACATCTCGGAGCTCCCAACCTGGGAGAACCCCGAGCAGCTCGACACGGCGCTCCTGCCTGCCATCCCCTACGCCTCCGACACGCTCGTCCTCTACGAAGCGACCGCCGAGTTTGCCGGCGACTGGTGGCACAAGCACTGGCTGGCCTCGGGGGCGGGCGAGGGCCGCTTCCGCAATATCTTCATCCCCTGGTGCGCCGAGCCCGAGAAGTACAGCCTGCCCGCCCCGGTCGACTGGACGCCGAAAGTCTCGACGGCCGCGCATGCCGAGAAGTGCGCGCGCGACAGCCCCAAGTGGTTCGCCGGCCGGACGGTCACGCTCACCCGCGACCAGTGCTACTGGTACGAGAAGACCCGCGGCTTCTACGAGAGCAAGGGCCAGCTCTACAAGTTCCTGAAGGAATACCCGGCCGACGACCTGGAGTGCTTCCAGTACGCGGGCCGGTCGGTGTTCACGCTCGAACAGCTCGAAGCGATCGACCAGGCCGGCAGCCGGAAGCTGCTCGACGTCTGGGCCGTCGAGCCGGCGATCGAGATCGCCCAGCTGCGCCGCGACCCGTCGACCCCCTCGGCCGACCTCCAGACCAAACGGGTCGTGCCGCCGCTCGCCCCGCACCTGTCGCCGAAGAGCTCGCCGATCGCGCACGAGACCGAGCCGGTCCCCCCGGGGTATGGCTTCCGCCGGCTCACGCCCGCCCAGCTGGCCGCGCTCCCCAACCTGCGCCAGGGCGTGCTCGCCATCTGGGAGTACCCGCGCACCCGCGGGCCCCGCCGCTACATCCTCGGCGTCGATGTGAGCGACGGCCTGGGCCAGGACTACAGCGTGATCGATGTCATCCGCCAGCCGACGATCGAGGAGCCGGCCGAGCAGGTCGCCCAGTATGTGACCAACGTGCTTGACCCGAAGGCCTTGGCGTTTGTCTGTGACGCGGTCGGCCGCTACTACCAGGACGCCGACCAGATCGAGGCGCTCGCGGCGATCGAAACCAACAACCACGGGCTGGCGACCCAGGACACCTTGCAGCTCCACCTGGGCTACAGTCACTTCTACGTCTGGGAGTATGCCGATGCGGCCTCGCCGGCCCGGCGGTACTCCACCCGCATCGGCTGGCTGACTAGCCCGCGGACGCGCCCGCTCTTGCTGGCGAGCTTCTACGGCGCGGTGACGGCGGTCGACCCGGTCACGTCCCAACCCGACTTCATCCTGAACAGCCCGATCACTCGCGGCGAGCTGCGCCACTTCATCACCGCGACGACCATCGGCGAAGCCGAGGCCGCCCGCGGCCAGCACGACGATGGGGTCATGGCCGCCGCCATCGGCCACTACGTCGCCTGGCGCATGGCCGGCGGCGAAGTCGAGCCGGTCGCCGAACGGCGCCGTCGCAAGGTGGCCTTTGACGCGCTCGCCAAGGAGCAGCAGATCGTGCGCCCCGATTACCGCAACAGCCCGGCCACGATCGACGAGGCCGACGACCTGGAGCCTGACCATGAAGAACGCGCCAGCCCTGACGAGTACTACCAGCTCAGCGACGAGACGGCCGGGATCTACTTCGATGACCGCACCCGCGCCTGAGCCCGCGTCTGCGCTCGCGTCCCTCCGGTCGCCGGGCGAGCGCCTGGCCTCGGTTGAGACGCTGGAGGGGCTGCTCGCCGACGTGCGGATGCAGATCCTGACCCCCTGGCCGACGCCCGGGCTGACGCTCACGCCGGTCGAGTGCGACCAGATCGCCACCGCCCTCGGCTTGGGCTCACGCCCGACCGCCGCGTCGATCCTCACGGCCGTCGAACGGCTCGCCGCGCTGCACATCGGCGACATCCGGATCCCATTCACGCCCGGGCAGCTGGCCGAGCTCCAGCACCGCGCGGGCAAGCGCGGGCGGACGGTCGAGGCCGAGATGCGCGCGGTCGTCGCGCGGATCGAAGAGGAGCTGTTCTACAAGGGAGGCGGCTAGTGGCGCTCCATGACTTCTGGTGTCAGGTCTGCGGCGAGGTGCTCCTCGATGTGAACGTGCCGATCGACATCGGCGCGATGAAGGGCGCCCCGCTCCATTGCGACCGCCCCGCCGCCTGGATCCCGCAGGTCGGTCGGATGGATGCGTACGAACCCTTTCAGCGGTTTGAGGCTCGCGATGGGCAAAACACCCGCGTCACGATCGACTCGCTCGCCAAGCTCCGCCAGGTCGAGCGCGAAAGCGAGCAGCAGTACCGCAACGGCGAAGGCCAGCCGCTCGTCTGGCGCCACTACAGCAACGACCGTTCGAACCGCGACGTCCACGCGCTCCACCCGACCTGGCACGGCGGCGAAGCGCCCGACCCGGCGTTCGTCAAAAAGCACGGTGCCCAGCTCCGCAAAGGCACGGGCGTCGCCGAGGCGGCCGAGTACGGCCCCGGCGTCAGCGACGCCACCCCCTCCGCGCTCGATGCGCTCATCCGATAGGAGACCGAACATGGCTGACTGGCAACGAATCGACACCGCCCCCACCGACGCGCAGGACCTCCTCGTCTCCGTGGCGCCGGGCGGCCGGCAGCTCGTCGCCCGCTGGAGCCCCGAGCACCAGAGCTGGGTCGCCGGCGACGCGCAGGTGATCGCGCCCACGCACTGGCAACCGCTGCCCGATCCGGTGCCGGCCGACGCGGCGGGGGGCCCGCCGCCCCTGCTCACCGCGCTCGACCCGATGACCGCCGCGCTCGGCGACCCGAGCTTCACGCTCCACGTGACCGGCGAGGGCTTCGTCCCGAACGCGGTCATCCTCTGGAACGGCGGCGCCGAACCGACCACCGTGGTGTCGGCGACCGAGGTCACGACCGAGGTCAACATGGCGACCGCGTCGGTCGCGATGCCGATCCCGATCCAGGTGCGGAACGGCCTGGGCGGACTGAGCAACACGCTCACGTTCGCGCTGACCGAGGCGGGCATGCGCCTCGACCCGGTCGCGACGCCCCAGGGTGACGCGGCGCCGCAGGCGCCCGAGGGGTACGAGGGGTACGAGGCGCAGCAGGCGCCCGACGTGCCCGAGGCCCCCCACGCCAAGCGCGGGCGCCCGAGAAGGGATGCATAGGTATCCCTGATGGCTGACCGCGACCCCGAGATCGTCAAAAACATCCGCGAGCTGCTCGGCGGCTTCATCGGCGCGCGCCTGGTCGACGTCACCCAGCACGACCGCGACTACGCGCGCGACGCGGCCTCCCCGGACGCCGAGGTCTTCCTGCACTTCGACAACGGGCAGACGCTGCACTTCTGGATCAACGAGGTCGAGGGCTTCGAGATCCTCGGCGGCCCCGACAAGGATACATAGGCATCTATGGCCGACTTCTCTCCCAGTGGCGTCCTCAGCCTCCCGCGGACCTCCGCCGAGCAGCTCCAGCACGGCGACCCGCGCGTCCTCGGCTGGCTGCGCGAGTGGGTCCAAGAGGGCGACCTCATCAACCGCCAGGACCCGTCCTACGATCTCATCGGCAAGGCGCAGGACTACATCGTCGGCAACCAGCTCTCGGCCGACGCCTGCAAGCACAAGTACCTGCCGCAGGTCGTGATCAACGAGACGCGCAAGGCCATGCAGGCCCACGTCTCGGCCATCACCGACCTCAAGCCGGTCGCCGGCTGGAAGACCAATCCCGAGTACCAGGTCCAGGCCAACATGCTCAACCAGTACCTCCTGGCCGAGTGGATGACGACCATGATGGACCTCGATCTCGGCGACTGCGTGAAGTACTCGCTCGCTGGCGGCACGGGCGATCTGGTCATCGACTGGGATCCGCACGCCCCCCTCGGCGGCGCGCATCAGCTGACCGCGCGCGACCCGCGGGATACCCTGCCGCTCCGCCCGTCCTTCGGCCGATCGTCGCAGCTCTGGGAAGGCGCCTGCTTCCGCGAAGAGCATACGGTCAACGTGCTGCGCGGCATGTACCCGACGAAGGCGCATCTCTTCCACGCCTCGCCCGACACGCTCCTCGGCCAGGTGATGGGCCGCTTCCGCACCGGGCTCTCGCGGCTCATCTCGCCGGCCGACCCGCTGGATTCCATCGCCTGGCCGGGGTCGGCCGCGACCAGTCGCCGGGCGCGCGCCGGATCGATCGTGATCTACCGCGCCTACTTCCGCGACCGCACGCGCAACCTGACCACCAAGCCGATCGCGATGGGCACGCCCGGGGCCAACTGGGCGTACCTCGCGCAGCCGCAGCAGCCGCTCTACCCCCGCGGGCGCCTGATCGTCGCGACCGAGGACACGATCATCTACGACGGGCCGAACACCTATTGGCACGGGATGTTCCCGTTCTGCCGGTTGAAATTGTGGAGCGTGCCCTGGCAGTTCCTCGGCGTGCCACTCTTCAACGACCTGCTCCCCCTCCAGGACGCCATCAACGACACGATGCAGGACGTGCGCCTGGCGATGCGCCAGTGGACCAACCCCGACATCACCTACAACCGCACCGCGGTCAGCGAAGCGACGATGAAGCTGATGGACCCGCGGCGCCCCGGCAAGCGCGTGAAGGTCATGCCGGGCTTTGGCGACCCGTGGAAGAAGGAAGACGGCCCGGCCCCCCAGATCATCCAGATGGGCATCGAGCTGTGGGAGAAGCTCACGCAGAAGTTCGCTGACCTCTCGGGCACGGCCAACCTGCAAGCGCTCCTGCAACTCCGCCAGATGCCCAGTGCCGACACGATCCAGAAGTACTACGAAGCGCTCACGCCCGAGATCCGCTCCGAGGCCCGCCAGGTCGAACTCTTCCTGCGCGACTTCAGCGAGATGGTCAAGATCAACTACTTCCAGTTCCTCTCCCAATCGAAGCGCGTCCAAGTCCTCGGCCAGGGCGGGCAGATGCTCAACGAGTTCGACTTCGACCCCGAGCAGTTCGTCCCCTCGCTCCGCCCCGGCGCGCCCGGCTACACGCCCGAGCTCGACGGCCAGCTCACCACCCGCGACCAGCGCGCGCAGTTCATGCACAAGCAGTTTGTGTTTATCGTGCAGCCGAACAGCGTCCTCGCGATGGATGCGACCGAGCGGAAGATGATGCGCGTGCAGCTGGCGCGGATGGGCTACTACGACTTCTGGTCGCTGCACGAGACGCTGGAGACGCCCAACGTCGGCGCGCCGCCGGCGATCCCCCTGCCGCCGCTCTCGCCGCCGCCGGCCGACGTCTTCCAGCAGATCCTCGCGCAGGTGCAGCAAACCCCCGGCGCGCTCGGCGTGATGGCGACCGGCGCGATGGGCCTGCCGCAGTACACCGACCCGTCGACCCAGCGCACCTTCACGATGGACCAGGCCTCCGGCCAGATCCTCGAAGTGCGCGTGCCGGTCACGGTCACCGAACGGCTCCAGGCCCAGTCGTCGCTCGGCATCGGGCAAACGGTCAACCCCGCCGGCCGGAAAGCCTCGGGGCAGGCGCCGCCGTCGGCCGAAACGAAAGACGACGAGCCGGGGGGACGCCAGACGATTACCGAGTCGAAGAAGTAGCGCCGATCGCCCGATAACCCGTACGCCCATCCAGGGAGGCCCCGCATGCGACGCCGCTGGTTCGCCGCCACACTCCTGCTCTCGACCGGGCTCCTCGCCGCCGGGAGCTGCACGCGCATCTACACCGGGAACAATAGCGGGCCGACCGGCCCGACGACGCTCGTCACGCCGACCCCCACGCCCACCCCGACCCCGACCCCCGTCACGAGCCAGGTCGAGTTCCGCGTGCTCGGGGCGAGCCTGGCCGGCGGCAGCCAGGTCATCGTCCGCCACACCGATGCGGTCAACGGCACGACCCTCTACACGGGCGGCGTGCCCTACTTCGCGTCGATGAAAGTCCCCGACCCGACCGTGTTCCTCTACATCGAAGCCTCCGCCATCGGCCAGACCTCGACCAGCACGCTCCAGGTGCAGATTTACGTCGACGGCCGGCTCTTCCGCGACGGCTTCTCGCAGGGCTTCGCGCTCAACGCCGAGGCCAGCGGCACCTACCGCCGCTAGACGTGGACGCGCCCGCGCGGGCGCCGGCCTGGGAGCGGCGGGCTGCCCTGCCTGCCGTGCTGGCGTCACGTGGCGCGTCCACCCCACCCCGCCGCCGAGGGGGATCTTGACGCCCCCGCATTCTCATCGGAGCCTAACGCTCAGCCATGCCGCTCACCCCCTCGGGCACCAAAGTGCTGCGATCGATGCAGACCGAGTACGGCCCCGGCAAGGGCGAGTCGATCTTCTACGCCACCGCGAACAAGAAGCCCGCACTCGGGAAGAAGTGGCATGGCGTGTCCGCGTCCGCGCCCCGGAGCCTGTCGAAGCGATGAGCAAAGAATCCTTCGAGCAGATGATCGCGCGGGTGAGCGCCAAGCGATCGAGCGCGCCGGCCGCCCCACGCGTCCCGAGCACGGGCCCGAGCGCCACGCGGGGTGGCCCGCCGCCCCCGCCCAAGCTCTCGCCGTCGCCGGTGACGGTGCCGTCGACGGGCCTGAAGCGCTAGGAGCCAGCCATGCCCTTTGTCCCCTTCCAGAAGAAATCCGGCCCGCGCGACGCCGACGTCCCAGACGCGCACGCCGCGCCGAGCTTCAGCAAGCAGTCGTTCGGGCGCAAGGGCAAGCGCAAAACCGGCCGCGTGGCCCCCGCGCAGAAGAAGCTCATGAACCCTGGAGGCCGCTCGATGAGCGGCGGCGGCCGGTGAGCGCGCGGATGACGGTCAGCAAGGCGCCGAGCCCCGAGCGCGCGGTCGTCTTCAGCAAGAACGCCGACCCGTCGCTCCAAAAGGGGTCGATGGCCGCGCAGGACTTCAACAAGCGGACGACCGCGACCAAGCCGATGCGCGGCGGGCGGTCGCTCACGGGCCGCGGGAGGCGCTAATGGGCATCATGGGCGCGATCGGCGGGGCGCTCGGGAAGGTCCCCGGCGTCGCCAAGGTCGGCGGGGCGATCGGCCTCCCGGGGATGGCGGCGAAGCCCGCGGCCCCGGGCGCCGCGCCTGGCGGGATGGCGGGGGCGGCGCTGGCGGCCAAGTCGCTGGCGGGCGCCCGTGGCGGCCTCGGCCAGGCGGCGCCGATCGCGGCGGCGCCCACACTCGCCGCCAAGCCGATGGTCTCGGCCGAGGGCCCGATGGGCAGTGACGCTGACCTCGCCAAGCCGGCGGTCATGGCGAAACGCACGTTCTCGCGCACGATGCGCGGAGGGAGACGCTAATGCCTTTTCCAAGCGGCGGCGGCTTCCCCGGCCTGGGCCCGTCGCCTGGGGCGCCCGCGCTTGATTCCCCGCCGCCCTCGCCCACCCCGATGGGGGACGCCGGCTCCGGCTTTTCCATGCGCGGCATCGCGGGCCCCGGGCCCGGCGGTCCGGGCGGGGGCGGCGGGATTCCGAGCCAAGGGATGCCGCCCGAAGTCCTGACCGGCATCACGCAATCGGCGCAGGCGATGTCGGATCTGATCGACAGCTGGGCGCAGATTACCCCCGACCAGGGCCCGCAGCTCTCGCTCATCAAGGACATGGTGCAGCAGTATCTCGCTGGGCTCATGGGCGCCGGCGCGGGCGCGGCGTCCCCGACGGCCGCCGGGTCGGCCTTCCCCGGCGGGGGCATGGACCGCGGCATCGCCGGCCCGGGCACCGTGTAAGGAGACCTGACACATGGCCTACGAGAGAATGCCCACGCCCGTCGTGAAACCGCACGCCGACGCCCCGGTGCCCACGCCGGTCGCCCCCGTGGCCCGGAACGCCGACGGGCCGCTCGCGCCCGTGGTGACCACGCTCGTCCCGCCCTCGGCCGCCGTCGGCGACCCGTCCTTCTCGCTGCGGGTGCTCGGATCCGGGTTTGACCCGGCCTCGATCATCGTGTTTGCGGGGCAGGACGAGCCGACCGCCTACTTCTCCGAGGGGGAGCTCGTCACCGGCATGAACATGCCGCTCTGGCAGGGCCCGGACACGCTCGCGTGCCTCGTGCGGAACCCCGACGGCCAGGAGAGCAACACGCTGACCTTCGACCTGCAGCCGCCGCGCGCGGTGCCGCTCGACCCGGCGGCCCCCAGCAAACCGTCGCCCCTGATGGCCCAGATTTAGCCGACGCGCCGCCCGCGCTCGCGGCTGCCGACGACGACGCCTCCGACGACCCCGCCGACGACTCCGCCGACCACCACGCCCTGAACGAGAGGAGCTTTCCTCGCGTCGCCTCGCCCGCCATCCCGGCGGAGGGCCGCGCGGGCTCTTGCCTCAACCGGGGAAGGAGAACGAACGATGGGTGCCTTCGAGTCGGGCCAATCATTCCTCGCTGGCGTGCTCGCCAAGCTCCCCGCGGAGCAGCAGGCACAGGCGAAGGCGATCTTCAACGCCGCGGAGGCCAAAGAGGCCGTCACCTTGCTCGGCGACGGCGCGCTCGCCCGCAGCGACTACAGCCGCTCGATGGACGGGATTCGGGAAAAGGAACAAGTGCTGAACGAGTACTACACGCGGCTCGATGGCTGGTACGCCGAGAACAAGGCGGTGCTCGACGGGCGGCCGGGGCAGGGCGATCCGGCCCCCGCGCCCGCCCACCCGGCCGCGCCGGCCGCCGGCGGCAACCTCGCGCTGACCCAGGACGACATCCGCCGGATCGCCAATGACGCGGTCAACGAGGCGGGCCGCGACTACATCGCGGTCAGTGCGTTCCTGGCGACGCAAGGCGCGCGGCACTCGCACCTCTTCAACGAACCACTCGACATGACCGAGCTGGTCGCCAACCCGAAACTCGGCAAACCCGTCTACGGCCAACCCGGGCGGGTCTACTCGCTGCAGGACGCGTATCTCGAACGCTACGGCGAGCGGATCCAGAAGAAACAACAAGAGGCAGAGGACAAGCGGATCAACGACGAAGTCGACAAGCGCCTGGGCGATCGCCTCAAGCAAACCAGCAGCAGCCATCCGTTCCCGCTGCGGCAAGAGTCCTCGCCGCTCGATGTGCTCCAGACCAAAGAGGGGCCCGCCGTCCACACGCTGGACTCGGCGGTCGCGGAGTACGAGCGGCTGGTCTCGGCCAAGCAGGGCTAGCGTGCGGCAGACCGCACGCATGGCGCGCAGGCGCGCTGTCGACCTCGTCGAGCGCATCCGCACTTAGGAGGCTCCCGTGGCAATTCAGCTCGACGAAGTCAACACGACCGTCACCAAGGAGATCGAGCCTGGGGTGGTCGACGGCTATTTCAAAGCCGGCCCGTTCATCGCGATGGCGAAGTCCCGATTCAACCGCAAGTGGATCGGGCCGCAGATCCAAGAGAACTTCATGTACAAGCCGATGAAGGGCGGCGCGTACAAGAAGGGCAGCTCGTTCGACATCACCCGCCGGCAGACCCGCACGGGCCTGCTCTTCGGCCCGCGCTACTACCAGGTCGGCATCACCGAATTCCTCGAAGACCTGGAAGTCGAGCTGGCGGGCCCGCGCGCGGCCTTCAGCGTGATCCGCACCGACATGGCGCAGGCCTCGCTCACGATGAGCGCGATCCTCGAAATCGCCGCCTTCCACCACGGCCAGGCCCTGGCCGGCGACGATCGCTCGATGGAGATGAACGGGCTCGAAGAGGCGCTGAACAACGGCACGACCGCCAGCTGGGCCGGGAACATCTTCCCCTCCTACGGCGGCCAGACGCGCACCGACGTCAGCCCCGCGCTCGACCCGCCCGCCGGCCTCATCGCCCAGGATCTCGGCGGCGCGCCGATCTCGTACCGCGTGCTGCGGCACAGCTACTTCAGCTGCATCATTGGGAACGAAGCGCCCACCATCGGCATCACGACCAACCGCTGCATGGGCTACATCGCCGAGAACTTCCTGCCGCACCAGATCGTGGACACCACCCAGCCCGAGATCAACTGGCCGGGCATGAAGTTCGACAAGGCCACGATCACGATGAGCCAGTACTGCCCCGGGGCCGACGGCGTGAACGACGTCGATCTGGGCAGCTACTACGCGCCGAACGAAACCTTCTGGTGGCTGAACTTCGGGCCCCAGGGCGACGACGCCTACATCCGCCTCTACATCGCGCAGAGCCGGAAGTTCGCGTTCGGCTTCACCGGCTTCAAGGGCGCGCGGCAGGACAACCAGGTCGCCGGGCAGATCCTGTTCGCCGGCAACCTCACCGTGAAAGCCCTCCGGCTCTCGCGCGTGATCTCGGGGATCGGCAGCTAGCCGCTGGGCTAGATGCATAGGCATCAACAGCAGAGAAGGAGTTCATCATGCCCAGCGTCTATGAACAGAACGCCGTCTACATCCAGAGCGGCGACCCGCTCGCCGAGAACGCCGCGACCCTGATGGAGCCCGGCACCCTCGGCGCCCGGTTCACGCAGCAGTACCCGCAGAGTCGCGCGACGCCCGCCACGCCCCCGCGCACGCGCCGCTTCCAGATCGTGCAGGTGGACGCGGCCGCGGCCGCCGCGCCCAAGGCCGGCCAGCCGGTCTACTGGTCCGACCGCGGCACCTACAAGGTCACGACCGCCGGCGGCGCCCTGCTCAACCAGCTGGCCGGCGTCATCAACAACGTGGCGACCCGCGGCAACTACACCTGCATCCAGCTCGGGGGGCCCTGTCTGGTGCGCGCCTCGGACGCGAACGTCGCCGCCGCGGTCGCCGGCGCCGACATGCTCGTCGGCGGGGCGACCGATCTCGCGGTGCTCGTCGCGGCGGGCACGGCGCCCAGCACGGCCGCGCTCGGGACGATCTCGTCGCCGAAGGTGACCGATGTGACCGGCGGCATTGGCAACCAGAAGGTGCTCTGCGACCTCGACATCAGCACCGAGAACTTCTAAGGAGGCCGACCATGCCACTTGATCGCAGTGTCGGCAACTACTTCGATGCGTCGAGCAGCTTCCTCCGCCGGGTCGCCCGCTGGACCGGCCCGAACCCCTACGTGAGCGGGGGCGAGCCGGTCAGCGCGGCGACCTTCGGGCTCGGGAAGATCATCGTGATCCTCGGCGGCCAGGCGCTCGACGCGGCGGGCGGCGTCCGCCTGTCCCTCTACAACCCGACCACGGGCAAGATGATGTGGTATGTGGACGGGGCCGCCGGGTTCGTGGAGGTCGCGGGCGGCGTGAACCTCTCGACCTTCAGCGCGCCCATCGAGGTGATCGGCACCTAGCCGATCGTCACCCCCGATGGCGGAAGACTTCGGCTTCGCGTGGCGGACGGTGCGGCTCTACTGCCCGTCCGCCCCGACGTTCCTCGCGCGCGAGTGGGTCCAGACCGCCTGGAAGCAACTCCTCGCGGCGCGCCGCTGGGGCTTCATGCGCGGGGAGCTGTCGATCACGACGCTCCCCGGCGACACGGCGATCGTGCTGCCGCCCGACTTCGCGAGCTTCAAGGTCGTGGTTGATCAAGCCCGCCAGGTGCGGCTGCCCTTCACGGGCTCGATTGACACGCTGCTGGCGGCGGACCCCTCGCTCAGTGCGACGGGTCCGCCCACCCAGCTCATCGCGACCTCGCCCTCGACGACGCCGCCGACCGTCGGCCAGGCGCGCTATCGCCTGTATCCGGCGGGCAGCCCGGTGACCCTCACGGCGGTCTACCACCGCCAGGGCGATCGGCTGACCGACGGCGAGACCTTCAGCGGCGTCCTCGGCGACGGGGCCGAGGTGCTCGTCACCGGGGCGCTCGCGCAAGCGGCGCTCTGGCCGGGCACCGGCGAGCGGCCGAACCCGTACTTCAACGCGGGACTCGCGCAAACGAAAGCGGCCGAGTTCAAGTACGGCGTGCAGATGCTCTCGCTCCGCGACGACGAACAGTACCCCGACGACCTCTGGGACAGCTGGCCCGAGGCGTGCGGCGCGTCGACCGGCGACCCGCGCGCGACCGATGCATGTGCATGTGCGTAGCCTTAGCAGGAGACCCCCATGGCTGATCTGAAAACCTTCTGGGACAACCCCGTGATGCCCACCTCGTCCGCCGATCTCGGTGGCGACGGCGTGACGTCGAGCGGGACCGACCCGTCGATCACCGTCGACGCGCCGAACGCGCTCCAGCCGATCTGGACGAACGACTCGGTGCCGACCCTCACCAGCGGCCAGGAGACGGAGAACTCGGTCTCCGGCCTGCCGTCGCTCCCGAACCGCTACCAGCCAGCCGAGCAGCCGCCGCCGCCGCCGACGCTCCAGGACCGCCGGCCCGGCACGATCGACGAGCGCTAACCCCGGAGGTTCGGATGGCCGCCAACTCCTACTCCCTGCCGCTGGCCGGGACCGCCAAGCGCGTGAGCGACGCGCTCGGGGACGGGACGGGCGTGGTCCGCGCGGACCACAACGTCCCGTTCCGCCAGCTGCTGTTCCAGGCGACGGGCGCCTCGGCGGCGATCGGCGGCGACCCCACCGTCACGCTCGGCACGGGCACGCAGCTGGCGGTCGGCGCGGTCGTCCCCATCGGCCCGTTTGACACCGGGCCGGTGAAGCTCTCGGACTTCTACGCGATCGGCGCCGGCGCGACGCTCTCGGTCTTGGGAGTGCCGTTCTAATGGCCTATCTCGCCTTCGCCGTCAGCATCAACACCCGGGCGGGCCAGTCGGTCAACTTCCTCGACGCGATCCACCGCGAGGGGGCGGCCGTGCCGGATCGCGCGGCGGTCGCCGGCCTGGCCTTCCAGCAGATCGATCTGCAGGCCGACGTCTTCAACACCAGCCCGGTCGTCGTCAGCAGCACGCCCGGGGGCCCGGGGATCACCCTCGGGCCAGGCGGCGTCGGCCGGCTGACCCTCGGTCCGTTTGGCAGCTCGCCCCTCAAGCTGGGCGATCTCTACGGCTCAGGCCTGGGCGTGGTGCGGATCACCGGCGTGACCGGGGCGATTGGCGTCGACCCGCTGGCCGCCGCGCTGCCAGAGCCGCACCACGCCACCCATGAACCCGGCGGCTCGGACGCGCTCGTGCACGCCGCCTGGACGGACCAGGTGAACACGTTCACGCAGCGCCAGATCCTCGACGCGCGGCTCGATGTCAACAACCTCGCTGCCCTGACGCTCCTGCAGGTGGCGGGCCTGACAGACCTCGAAGGGGCGCTCGTCGTCCGGGGCGACGCTGGGTTGCAGCAAGGGCTGACGGTCGTCGGCACGGCGACCCTCCAGAGTGACCTGGATGTCACCGGGGATGTCGTCGGGGCCGGAGCGGTCGCCGCTCGTGGGGGCGTCGCGTCGATTGGCAACCAGAGCGTCCTCCTCCTGCAGGACGCGGCGGGCGTGGTCGACAGCCGCACCTGGCGCTTCCTGCAATCCGGGGGCGACCTCTTTCTTGAGGCCTTGACCGATGCGTCGGTCGTCAAGACGCAAGCGATCCAGGTGGAGTCCACGTTCGGGGGCGTCACGTTTCCGGTGCGCTACACCACACACAGCGGCGGAGTGTATTGCCCGCTCACCTCCTCCAACCCCCTACTCCTCGACCACTACGAAGAAGGCACCTGGATCCCCACGCTCGTGAGTCTGGCGGGCGGCGCGGGGAGCGGCTACACCACGCAAGACGGGACGTACACCCGCCTCGGCAATCTGGTGTTCGTGACGTTCTTCGTGGAAATCCAGGCGGCGACCTGGTCGACCGGCGACATCCTCCTGGCCGGCTTGCCCTATGTGAACGAACCCGGCTCGTACGGGGTGGGGAAACTCGACTACTGGGTGATTACGGGCAACGTGATCGACGTCAAGCTGCACTTCCAACCGAGCGCCGCCCAGGCCTACCTCGTGTACAAGAATGCGGCGAGCGCGCTCGGCCACGATGGCCCCATCGACACGACGTACGTCACACCGGGCACGAGCTTTCGCGGCTCCATGACCTATAGGACGACCACCTAATGCTGACCAAAACGATCGTCGTCGGCTCGATCGAGATCCTCGAAGACCTGCGGATGCAGGTCCGGGAAGACACCGTCGTCGACGAAGACGGCGTCGAAATCTCCCGCACCTTTCTCCGGTACGTGCTGACCCCGGGGGACGACGTCTCCAGCCGGCCGCAGCTGGTGCAGGATGTCGCCAACAGCATCTGGCCGGAGGCCGTCCAAGTCCCGGCGACGCCGCCCGCCACGACCAAACCCGGTCGGACCCGCTGAGGGGCGAGAGGCGCGACCGGCGATGCTGCTCTTCATGGACGGGATGGCGCACTACGGCACCGCCGACCTCGCGGCCAAGTACACCACGCGCAGCGACGCCGCCGTCACCTGGTCGATCGTCTCGGAAGGCCGGACCGGCCCCTGCCTGAAGCGCGTCTCGACGAATAACACCGGCGGGAGCGGCTATCTCGGGATCGCGCCCTTCGCCACGCGCACGGGGCTGTGGACGCCCCAGACGGGCGGGGTCTGCGGGTTCGCGATCAAAGTCGACGATCTGACGCGGATCGGCAGCCCCGAGGCGCAGCTCACCGCCTTTGGCCTCCTCGTGATCCAGGAGTCGGGCCTGGGCTCGGGCATCGGCGCCGGGCCCTTTCATCTCCGCGTGCAACTCCACCCCGACGGCACCTTCACCCTCTACCGGCGCGGCATCAGCATCGGGGGCGATGTCAACCTCGGCAATAGCATCGAAGGGCTGCAGAGCGGGGCCTGGGCGTACCTGGAGTTCAAGTGGCGGATCGATGACACGGCCGGGTTCTTCGAGATCCGCCTCAACACGATCCCGGTCCTGACCTACACGGGCGACACGCGGGTGAGCGACGTCGCCAACTTCGGCACCTGGAACAGCGTGAAGCTCTTCACCGTCGCGTCGACCACGGCGCCGTTTTTGGTCATGCGGATGTCCGATCTCTACCTGGCTGATCTTGGGGGCGGGGGGGCCGAGGTGCGCGACTTCCTCGGCGACGGCATCATCAAGACGATCTTCCCGAACGGTCCCGGGCTCGCCGCCGACTGGACGCCGGTCGACGCGACCCCCAACTGGGATCAGGTGAACGACAAACCCGCGCCCGATGGCGACGCGACCTACGTCCACGCGACCGCGCCGGGTACCCGGGACTGTCACCAGTTCGAAGACATCCCGGCGGGCGCGACCGTCCTCGCCGTCCACGCCAACCTGCTGCTCCGCAAGGAGGCCGACGGGACGGTCACGGTCAAGCCGGTCGTCGGCCAGGGTGGCGTCCAGTACGACGGGCCGACCCAGGGCGTCGCGACGACCGCCTACGACCGCTATCTCACCCAGCCCTACGACGTGAACCCGGCGACCGGGGCGGCGTGGACGGCCGCCGAGATCAACGCGGGGCAGTGGGGCCTCCTGAAGGTGACCTGAGATGGCGCTCCTCTTCATGGACTCGTTCGATCACTACGCGACCGCCGATCTCGCGGACAAGTGGACGAGCCTGTCCGCGGTCTCCGGGAGCAACACGATTGGCGCCTTCGGTCGGCGTGGCTCGGGCGGCTATCGCTGCGTGCAGTCGGCATTCACGGGTGGGGCGAGCGGGTGCTACGTGCAGAAGGGGCTGGCCCCCACGGGCGCGGGGTTCGTCGTTGGCGTGGCGTGTAAACCCAGCGCGGCCCCCGGCTCCGCCGCGGTGACCTTCCTGACGATCCAGGAGGGGGCGACCGTGCAAGTCGCGTTGCGCCTGAATCAAGACCTGACGCTGTCGGCGTTGCGGGGCGGGACGGCCGTCGCCACCTCCGCGAGCCCGCTCTCGACTGCGACGATGAGCTACGTGGAGTTCCGGGGACTGATCGATCCTAGCGTGGGCACCCTCGACGTGCGCGTCAACGGGGTGGGCGTGCTGACCTTCAGTGGCAACACACGACAGACCGCCAACAGCGCGTGGACCGCGCTCGCGCTGGGGTGTAACCCGGCGGGCATCGTGGGCGGGGCGCTCACGCTGGACTTCGATGATCTGTATGTGTGCGACCGATCCGGGAGCGCCCCCTGGAACGACTTCCTGGGCGACTGCCGCGTCGACGCGCGCTTGCCGACCGCCGCGGGCGCCACCACGGGCTGGACGCCGCTTGCGGGCGCCAACTGGGATGCGGTCAACGACGCCGCCCCCGACGACGACACGACCTACACCTCCACCTCCACGCTCAACGCGACCGACACCTTCGTCACCCAGGACGCGCCTGTCGTTGGCGCCACGATCTTCGGCGTCCAGCAGTGCCTCAACCTGAAGAAGATGGACGCGGGCACCTGCACGGTCGCGCCCGTCATCCGCCACAGCGGCATCGACTACCCGGGCGCGGCGATCGCGCCTGGCACGACCTACGCCTACGGCCTGGCCGTCGCCGCCACCAACCCAGGCACCGGCGCGGCGTGGACCGAAGCCGACTTCAACGCGGCCGAGTTCGGCTACAAGCGTACCGCCTGATCGGCGAGCCTGCCGATGGCGACCTCCTACACCAATCCGTGCGGGTCGGGCGACCGCCGGACGCTGGTGCTCGTCACGTCGGCCGTGTCCTACGCGGGCACGTTGACCGCCTGCCTCGACGGCAACACGACGACGAATGCGTGGTTCTTCAACACCGCGACCGGCAACGTCCTGGAGTTCTGGTTCCCGTCGAAGAAGGTCATCGACGAGGCCACGTGGTACCAGCAGAACACGGCCGCCCACGGCACCTGGAAGTGGCAGGGCAGCCACGACCGCACGACCTGGACCGACATCGGCGGCTCGTTCACGCTCGGCGGGGTTGCGACCCAGACGCTCACCTCCCTCGCCGGCAACACCACCGGCTACGTCTTCTACCGCCTGTTCCAAGTCAGCGGGGCGGCCAGCACCAGCCCGTGGATCTACGAGATCGCGTTCAAGGTCGACGAGGCGGGCACGACCTCGTACCTCAATCCGCTCGGCAGTGGCAACCGCACGGGCGCGATCACCGTCACCAGTAGCGGCATCAGCTGGTTCGGGACGCCGGGGACGCCCGCGACCCTGGTGAATGGATCCTTCGCCCTGAGTGAGCTGTTTTGGGACGCGGTCGCCGTCGCGGGGCACTGGGTGCGGTTCGATCTCGGCACCCCCGTCGTGGTGCAGCAGGCACGCTTCTGGTTGGATCGGACGCTCGCGCAGGGCGACTGGAAACTCCAAGGCAGTCCCGACGGCAGCGCGTGGACGGACCTCAGCGCCGTCGTCACCCTCGGCAACACGGTCGCGCTGGGCCCGTTTGTCACCTGCTTCGGCGGCGGCGAGAGCAACGCGACCGCCTACCGCTACTACCGGCTGCTCGGCGTCTCGGGCAGCCGGAGTACCTCGCCATGGGAACTCGAAGTCGAGTTCCTGGTGGCGGTCGTCTCCACGCCCGCCGTCGCGCGCGTCACGCAGGCCGTCAGCGAAACCCTCAGCCGCCCGGTCCTCCCGGCCGCGCGCGTCACCCAGGCGGTCATCGAGATCCTGCAGCTGATCCCCCCGCCGCCCGACACGCGCGTCACGCAAGCGGTCACGGAACTGCTGACGCGGGCGACGTCGACGGCCGTCACCCAGGCGCTCCTCGAACTGCTCACCCCGGTCGACGCGATCCCGGTCCGGCTCACCCAGCTGGCCGTCGACGTCTTCCTCCCGGCGCCCGCCGTCTCGGCGCGCCTCACGCAGGCGGCGGTCGAGGCCTTCACGCAGGTCCCGGGTCGCGCGCGCGCCACGCAGCTGGTCGTCGAGGTCTTCCTCCGCCCGCTGGTCTGCATCACGGGGGCGTTCCCGGTCGACGACGCCGCCGCCGGGGGATCTTGCCCCGCCCGCCCCCTGCCGTAACACTGGAGCCCGAGCCCCCGTGCCCTACACCCACACCACCCTCGCGGGCCTCCAGCTGCGGATGATCCAGCGCTGGGACACGGTCGTCTTCTGGACGGCCGAGGAGGCGCGCCTCTCGCTGAACGAAGCGCTCCGCGAGTGGAACCTGCTGACCGGCCGCTGGCGCACGCGGGTGTTCCTCTCCGCCACCGCCGGCACGCCGGAGATCACGCTCCCGGGCCTGCTCACCTACGCGATGCGGGTGACCACCGCCGCGGGCGCCCCGCTCCACCCGACCTCGATCCTCGAACTCGATCTCGCCGCGCCGCAGTGGCGTCTGGACACCGCCGCCGTGCCGCAGCTCTGGGCGCCCGTCTCACTCACCCAGATCGCCATCTGGCCGGCCTTCCCCACCGTCGCGCCCGCCGGCCTGCGCTGCGACGGCGTCATGGCGACGCCGGTGCTGGTGGACCCGCTGGACCGGGTCGACCTCGGCGAGGAGATCATCGACGTCATCGCCGACATGGCGCTCCACGTCGCCGCCTACAAGGAAGCGGGCGATCGCTGGCGGGCGACCCGGCCGTACTTCGAGGCGTTCCTCCAGGCGGCGGCCGACGAGAACGCGCTACTCAAGACCAACCAGCAGTACCGTCGCTGGGCCGGGCTCGATCGCCGGCGCGATCTCCAACCCTCGACCGGCGCGCCGAACCAGCTGCAGGGCGTGGTCGCGCAGTTCAGTCGGCACGACCAGGCGGAGACCGCCAATGACTGACCGCGAGCTGTTGGAAGAGCTCCAGTACGTGCTCATCGAACCGCCCGACGGCGGCGACAGCTTCCCGTCGCTCATCTGGACGCGGGGCGAGGTGCTCGACGCGATCAACGCCGGCGTCCGCGCGCTCGTCCGCGACACGCACCAAACCGTGACGCGGGTCGAGATCGCCGTCCCGGCCGCCACCACGCAGATCGATCTGCCCCCCGACTGGCTGGCGACCGCCCACCTGGTCTGGCGCGCCGACGACGACACGCGTACGCCGCTCGGCCCGGTCGACGCCTTCGAGGGCGACCTGGCCGTCCCGGGCTGGGAGACCGCCCCCGGCCTGCCGCTCGGCTACGCCGATCTCGATGGGCCGACCCTCACCCTGCGCCTGGTCCCGACGCCGCACGTGGCGGGCACGATCGAACTGCTGTACATCGCCAAACCCCCGAACGTCGCGCCCGCGGTCGGCGGGGTCGCCGCTCCGCTGCCGCTCGCGCCCGAGTTCGCCTCGGCGCTCAAGTACGCCGCGCTCGGCACGCTGCTCCGCAAGGTCGGCCGGCTGCTCGATGACGAGCGGGCCCAGTACGCCGAGCGGCGGTACCAGCTCACCGAGACCGCCGCCAGCATCCTGCTGGGCGGCTTTGCGTGAAAGGAAGGCACACCCGATGTGTGGATGTGGCGAGTCGAGTGCTAGCGAGTCCGTCAATCAACAATCCGTTACCCGAGGAGGAAGCATGGCATCACAACGTCTTGCGCTGATCACGTTCTTGGATGGGGGCCAGGGGGTCGATAACACGCTCCCGGGCGGCGGCCCGTATCCGTCGCCGCCGATTTACCTGCCGCCGCCGCCCAATGCGGGGCAGTTGCCCTCGTATGGCGGCGGCGGGCATCCGTCGCAGCCGATCTACCTGCCGCCCCCAGGGCAAGCGGTCCAGCTCCCGGTGTTCCCGTTCGACCCGACCGAGAAGCCCGACAACAGCCTGCCGCCGTACGCGGCACAGTTGCCGATTGTCCCGGGCCGGAAATACATCGTGAAGTGGCTCGCGTGCCTCGGGCTGATTCTGGTGCCCGACCACACGCTGCCGGGCGACATGGGCCATCCTGACCACACGCTGCCAGGTGGTGGCGGCCATCCCGACCATTCCCTGCCAGGCGGCGGGGGTCATCCGGACCACACGCTGCCGGGCGGACGACCGGGCAAGCCGGACAACACGCTGCCCGACAGCGGTAAGCCGACGCCCAAGGTGTAGGCACACGCCTCGCGGGACGCGCCGGGCCTCGTGAGTCCATCGACTCCGGGGTCGGCGCGTCGGTGCGGGACGAGCAGGAGGACGCCTCCCGATGGCCGAACAGATCAGCCGCCGCGCGCAGAACGTCACGAACAGCCAGTTCGAGGGCGCGTTCGAGAACCACCGCGTGCGCTTCGGCTCGGGTACGCTCAACCTCAAGGACTCGCTCGATGCGATGGAGGGCTGGGCGCGCCACACCAACCTCTGGCACCAGTCGGAAGGCGAAGCGACCGCCCGCCCGGGCCAGACGGTCGTCGCGACCCACGGCGGGGAAACGATCTGTCACTCGATTCGCAAGCTCCATGACCCGGGCGGCCCCGACACGCGCTTCTGGGGCGTCGGTAGCGCGCTTCATCGGGGGCTCAGCGGGGCGACCGCCCCCGTCTCCTCCGGCTACAGCGGCCAGCCGCTCGCGCTCCTCCCCCACCGCCCGCCGCTCTCGGGCGTCCCCTGGATGTTTGTCGGCGACGCGAGCAAGATGGCGAAGGTGCGCGCCGACGGCCTGGCGCTCCCGATTGGGCTGCCGGCCCCGGCCACCCCGGCCGCGACGCACCTGGCGTCCGAGTGCTCGCGCGCGATCGCCCAGTGCGACCCCTCCGACGGCACCCAGGCCTCGGCCTGGACGCCCGCGCCCGGTCACGATGGCGCCGGCACGGTGACCGGGGTGCCCGCGGCGCCCGTCCCCGATTTCAGCCCGACGTTTGGCGGCGAAGGGATCTACTGCGTCACGGCGCCGGCCACCGTCGTCGTGCCGTTCGACGATCCGGCCCCGGTCGTGAAAGGGGGCTACGACTCCTGGTGGGGCCTGCCGCTCGATCTCGATCTGACCCACCTCACCGACATCGACGGCGGGGCGGTCCACGACGCGAGCGACGACGACCTCATTCGCCTCTCGCTGAAGACCTCGCACCCGGACAAGCTCGCCGAGATTCGCCTGTACATCGTCGTCAGCGAGCTGTTCGATCCGCTGGTGCTCCCGGGGGTCAAGGACGACGCCGGCAAGAACAGCGACGCCTACGTGAAAGCCTTCCGCCCGAACGACTACGTGGAGTTCGTGCAGGCGCTCCGCTCGCAGATCGACGCGGCCGAGGACGCGCGCATCCACGCGCTCCGCGACAAGGACAGCGAGACGCGCCGCTACGACGACAGCCGCCCCAGCTGGCAGCAGGGCCGCGAGCAATCGGACCCCGGCCGCGCGCGCTCCTTCCAGATCGGCCTCGGGTCCCAGCAGTGGTACACCTATGGCCTCACGGGCGCGCCCTTTCGCCGCGGCGACTTCCAGCGCATCGGCTCCAAAGAGGGGCGCAACTGGGCGACGGTCACCGGCCTGATCATCTACGTCCGCACCGTCGACGACTACGCCGACCCGCTCGCGATCGGCGTTGACGGCGTGTACCTGACCGGCGGCTGGGGCCCCGATACTTCTGAACCGGGCGCCCAGCCCTACGACTACCGGGTCACCCACTACGATCCGCGCACGGGGGCCGAGTCGAATGGCTCGGACGAACAGATCGACCTGCGCGTCGACCCGCTCGCCCCCGAGACGGCCGTGATCGATCCGGCGCGCCGCCGCATCATCGTCACCCCGCCGGCCTACGGCGACGCGGCCGTGCGCCAACGCATCTACCGGCGGGGCGGCTCGCTCATCGACGACTGGTACTTTTGCGGGGAGAACGCGGCCGACGGCGGGCCCTTTACCGATGAGTTCAGCGACGCCGAGATTGTCGGCGCGGGCACGCTCCCGTCCGATCACTACCAGCCGGTGCCCACCGTCACCGAGGACGGCGACACGGTGCTCGCGCAGCCGGTCTCAGCGCTCTGGGGCCCGGTCGAGGGGATGCTCTTCGCCTGCGGCGATCCGTACCGCCCCGGGCACGCCTACTACTGCGTCGCCGGCCAGCCCGATCACTGGTCGGCGACCGGTAACGTCGAAGTGTGCGCGCCCTCCGAAGAATTGCTCAACGGCGGCATCGCCGGCCACCAGGCGTTCGTCTTCAGCCGCGCGCGGATGTACTTCCTCTACCCGAACCTCTCGGGCGGGCAGGGCGTGACCGCCGCGCCGTCCCTCTGCACGCGCGGGCTGCTCGGCCGCTGGTCGTTCTGCACCGGGCCGGGCGGCCTGATCTTCTTCGTTGCCGAGGATGGCGTCTTTGCGACCGACGGCGGGCCCGAGGACTGGCTCAGCGAAAAGATCAACCCGCTCTTCTACGGCACCGCCGTCAACGGCTATCAGCCGATCGACAAGACGCAGACGGCCGCGCTGCGCCTCACCGTGTGGGAGAACGATCTCTACTTCCAGTACCAGGACACCTCGGGTGTGCGCCAGGTGCTCGTCTTCTCCATCCTGCAGAAGTTCTGGCGGCACTACCGCTTCGGCAAAGCGCCCGCTGTGCTCCAGGGCGTCGACGAGGACGTCCTCCTCATGGGCGGCCTGGGCACCGGCGTGAGCTACAGCCACAGCGGGACCAGCGACGATGGGGCGGCGATCGCCTGCACGATCCGCACGGGCTCGGCCTCGGGCGAACGGCGCGAAGAGAAGCTCTTCGGCGACCTCTTCCTCGACGCCGATCCGGCGGGCACCCAGATCGACGTCCAGGTGTACCTGAACGAGGAGACGCATATCGATCTCCCGATCCCGGTCACGACCGGTGTCGCCGGGCGGCAGCGCTTCATCCTCGATCCGTTCGGGCCGAGCCCGCAGAAGGCGCACTCGATCGCCTGCGAGCTCCGCTGGGCGACCGCCGGCACGCCGCCCACGCTCTATCAGCTCGGCTATGCGATCACGCTCCAGCCCGACATCACCAACAAGCGCGTCACCAACTGGGACGACCTCAACTCGCCCGACGAAGTCTGGCTCACCGGCGTCACCCTCGACTGCGACACCGGCGGGCAGACCAAGACGGTGCTCGTCGAGCGCGACTTCGACGGCACGCGGTCCTTGGTCGACACGCTCACGGTCACCGCCGCGAACCGGCACAAGATCAAGTTCTCCTGGCCCGCCGTCCCGGCCAACCTCGTGCGCTTGCGCCCCGAGGCGCTCGACTGCGTCACCTGGATCCTCTACCGCGCCGACTGGATCTACGTCCAGGAGCCGCCGCGGATCGCCGCCTGGGACATCCACTTCGAAAACCAGTGGGACCAGTACTACACGGGGCTCGATCTCTACTGCGACACGGCGGGCGCCGAGAAGCGCATCGAGGTCTACGTCGACGGCGTCCGCCTGGCCCATCCGGCGACGAGCGAGCCCTTCTGGCGCGTCCAGACCACCGGCCGGCAGACCGTGCATCTGACGCTGCCCTGGGGCCGCGGCCACGTCTTCCGCTTCGTCGCGATCGACGAGGCGCCGGGCCTCCTCTACACGCACCGCTGGCAGCTCCAACCCGAGCCCTCCGAGCAGACCAACTGGAACCAGAACTTCTCGATCCTCGGCACGCGCGCCGACAAGTGGCTCAAGGCGGTGATCTTCGAATGCGACACCTACGGGGTCGACAAGCAGGTCCAGGTCGAAGTCGACGGCACGGTCGTCGAGACGCTCACGGTGAACACGAACGGCCGGAAGGTCGTGCAGCTGGCGCTCAACCAACAGGCGCTCGGCCGCGTGTGGCGCCTCTTCCCCGTCGACAGTCATCCCGGCCGGCTCTACTCGGCCGAGCCGCTCTTTGACGAGGAGCCGTTCGCGCTCGACCGCTGGGAGACCCAAGAAACCAACCACGGCCTGCCCGGCTGGTTCTATCCGCTCTACGGGCACATCACGCTGAAGTCCTCCGCCGAGGTGACGCTCACCACCTACGTGCAGCACAACCAGGTCGGCGGGACCACCACACATGCCTATGCCATCCCGGCCACCGGCGGCCAGAAGCAGCGCCGCTTCCTGAACGGCTTCCAGGCCGGCAAGGGTGTGCTGATCAAGTACGTGCTCACGAGCCCCGCGCCCTTCTGGCTCTATCGCGACGAGACGACGATCGTCATTCAGCCCTGGGGCGCGGCCCGCGCGATCACCGTCCAACCCTTCGGCAACGACGACCTCGACCCGAGCCGTCCGATGACCCATGCGGTGCTCGCCGCGCAAGCCAGCGGCGGCGCCGCGGCCGAGGCGCCCGGCTAACCCCCGATGCCGCCCACCATCAACAGCGTCGGCAGCTACAGCCACGGGGTCGGCGGCTACGCTCTCAACCTGAACAACGCCGTCATCGTCCCGGCCGGCGGCAACATGGGCTGGATCGACGACGACACGATCGCCTTCGCCTCGGGCGTCGATACCCTCCCCGGCGACGAGTGGACCGCGAGCACCTACAACGTCTCGACCGGCGCGACCGCGCGCCTGAACCCCGCCACCCCCTCGGCGGCCAACTTCGGCTTCGCCGGCGGGGGGCACGCGGCCTGGTGGTGGGGGCACGCGACCTCGCCCTATCGCCGGCTCAACTCCACGACCGGCTTCCGCTCGACCGTCGCCGGCCTGCTCGGCATGGGCCCCGAGGCCGAGATCGGCTTCAAACCCGACTACAACGCGACCGGCCCCTCCAAGGTGCGCGAGCTGAACGGCACGCAGTGGACGCTCACCCCGAACCACGCCTACGACCTGTGTCTGCTCGGCAAGCACCGCGCGCTCTGGAAGGATTCGGTCGGCCTGGTGCTCTCGGTCATTGGCCTGCCCACCCCGGTCACGCTCCCGGGCGACGTCTACTTCCCGGTCGCCTTCCCGATCAACGGGGCCTGGTGGCTCGGCTACTACTCGTCGATCTCGGGCCTGGTCGCCCACCCCATCGGGGCGACGACGCCGCTCTACGGCCCGTATGTCGCGGCGGGCGTGGATGCCTGGCCGTCCTTCCGCGCGCTCACCAACAACAGCTTCCGCGTCGTCTGGGCCGCGACGATCGGCGAGCAGGCCGGCGATATGACCGCGCTCACCGTCACGGTCGCGGGCGTGCCCGCCGGGCCCATCATCGACCCGCCCCCCGGCCCCGGCGGTGGCGGGGGCGGTGGGGGTGGAGGCGGTGGCGGCGGCACGATCATCCCCGTGCGCGTGGAGCCCACGCCTCACACGCCAGGCCGCCGCTACCCGCACGTCGATGGCATCGCCGACTGGCGCGCGCAGCAGTCGGTGCGCCTCTTGTGGGACCAGGCCGCCGATCACACGACGCAGCTCCAAGCGACCCAGGCGACGCTCGCCGATCTCGCCGCGACGGCGGCGACCCAGGACGACGTCGCCGCGCTGCGCCGCGCCGTAGGGGAAGCGCTCGCGGTCGCGCAGCAGGCCGCGGCGAAGCTCACGGGGTCCGGGACCGCGCCCGGGGATCCGATCGTGGCGATGAGTGCGGACCCGGCGCAGATCGCGATCGATGTGGAAGCGAGCTACAACCACTTCAACCCCATCGCCATCGCCGAATGCGGTCTCCCCGGGGGCATTGGCGATCTGAGCTACTGGGTGGGGCAGGCGAGCAGCGTCGGGCAGTTTAGCGACGGCAAGTGGTACCTCGGGCACAACAAGTACTGGGAGGACCGGATGGACTGCCACAATCCGGGCTTCCCGAGCTCGGCCGATCCGGCCGGGGGCGCGCTCCCCGCGGTGTACCGCGCGACCACGCGGCGGCGCTGAGGGGGGATCTTGTCAACCCGGCCCGACGGCCGATGATCTGACGCGAGGGTAAGCGACCATGGGCTTTCTCGGCATCTCCGGCAAGCGGTGGAAGCAGGTCGGCAAGATCGCGCTGAAGGCGGCGCCGCTCGTCGCCGCGCCCTTCACCGGCGGCGCCTCGCTCCTCGCGCTCGGCGCCGGCGCCGGGGCGCTCAGCGGCGCGCTCGATGGCGGCGGCTGGAAGGGCGCGCTCCTTGGCGGCGGCCTGGGGGCCATCCCCGTCCCCGGGGCGGGCGGGGCGGTGGCCAGCGGGGCGACCAAGGTCGGGTTGAAGGAGGTCGCCAAGGGCGTCGCCAAGGGCGCGGCGACCAACTTCGCCACCGGGACGGGGACGAGCCTGGCGACCGGCCAGGGGCTCAAGAACTCGCTCCAGGCGGGCGGGTCAGGGGCGCTCTCCGGGATCGGGACGACCGGCGGGGCGGGCGGGGTCAAGCAGGCGGCTCAGCAGATCGGCAAGAACGTCGCGCTGAACGTCGGCAGCCAGTACGCCAGCAAGGGGCTGCAGCAGGCTGGCGTCCCCGGGGGACTGGCGGCACAAGGGGGCAACGTGTTCAGCAACTATCTGGGCAAGCAGTTCAACGGGCGCGCGCCCTCGGGCAACAACTTCGCCTCGTCGGGGCAGCGCGTGGTCGCGCCCCAGGGGCAGGCGAGCGCGCCGGGCGTCGACTGGCGGAGCCTGCTGACTGGCGCCGTGCAGGGCGGCCTAGCGGCCTCACAGCAGGGCGGCAGCGCGCAGCCGACCTACCCGGGGGGCTCGCCGTCGACCGGCCTGGGCTGGGGTCGCGGCGGCGCGGCGCCGACCGGCGGCCAGACCGGCGGGCAGCAGCAGCAACAGCAGCCCCCCGGCGACCAGCCCCCCGGCTTCTGGGAGAAGTACGGCCCCCTCATCGCGCAGGGCGGCGGGGTCGTCGGCGGCATGCTCGCCGGCCAACAAGCGACCAAGATGGCGCAAAAGCGCTCGCCCGAGGAGCTGGCCGCCCTCGGGGGCGCCCAAGGCGCCGCCGGCCAGATGGGCCAGCTGGGTGGGTCACTCGCCCGCCAGGGGCAGAACTACCTGGCCGACCCGGCGGCCTACTACCAGACGCTGCTCGGCGGCAACCGCGCGGCGATGGCCCAGGCGGTCGCCGGGCCGACGGCGCAGCTCACGGGGGTCTACCGCGGCGCCGAGCGCAACCTCAACCAGCAGGGCATCCGCGGCGCGGCGCGCGACCTGGCGGCGACCGACCTCAACCGGGACCGCGCGAGCAAGATCGCGGGTCTGACCACCGGGATCCAGCCCGCCGCCGCCGATGCGCTCGCCGGCATGGGGAACAACATGCTGGGGCAGGGGGGCGCGCTGCTCGGCAACGCGGGGAACGTCTACGGCAACCTGCTCACCCAGGGGGCGGCCAACCGCACGTACGCCCGCAAGGAGGGCGGCCAGACCGGCGCGGCGATCGGCGGCCTCGCGCGCGATCTGGGCGAGGTGGCCTTCAAGAAGGGCGCGAAGCCGACGACCGGCACGACGCCTGGCGCGGGCCAGCTCCCCTTCTCGACGCCGGGCAACCTGGGCGTCGACTTCCGCACCGGGGTGCGCAAGCCGGCCGCGTCGTATCGCCCGCCGGTCGACTTCGGCCTGGGCCAGTACTGAGGGAGGCGGGCGATGGGATGGGAGCAGCGAGAACCGCATGGCGATCTGCGTGGGGTGTCCCGTGGGGCCCCACGCCCGCCTGAGTACACCTGCTGGAAGAACATGCGGCGCCGTTGCCGCAATCCGGCGGCGAAGGACTACCACAACTACGGGGGGCGGGGTATCACGGTCTGCGCGCGCTGGCAGGCCTCCTACGTGGCGTTTCTCGCCGACGTGGGGCGTCGACCCTCTCCTCAGCACACGCTCGATCGCATCAACAACGCGGGAGACTATGAGCCGGGGAACGTCCGCTGGGCGACGCCGAAGGAACAGCACGCCAACACGCGGCCGCGCCCGAAACATCGACGGCAGGCGCCGTACTGGATGCGCGACACCTGGGCGAGGCGCAAGGGACGTGAACCGCGCTACGTTTGGGTCGTGCCTCGGCAACCTCCTGTGGATCAGGCTGCACACGAACAGAAGGGCGGGTAGCCATATCGGATGGCTTGAAGGCGTGCTCACGGGCTACGCCGATCGACACTACGAGATCGAGAAACAGAAGCGGGACGAGGCCGAGAAGGCCGCCGACCGGCAGGGGCGCGCCTTCCAGGCGCTGCTCAACTCAGACGACGAGGAGATGCAGGCCTACGCGGGCGCCGGCATCCTCGACTTGGCGAACCCCCGCAAACGCAAGGGGGGCCTCGCCGGCTGGATGGGCGAGATCGAGCAGACGCCCTACCTGGACATCATTCGGCGGGCGCAGCAGCGGCCGGGTGACGCGCGTGGGGGCACCCCGCCCGCGACCCCGTCGATCCCGACGCCCGCCGGCTCGGTCGCCGCCCCCGCGACTGGGTCGCTCGCGCAGCCGTCGACCAGTGCGGTCGAGGGCGGGCCGGTCACGCCGGCGACGCCCGCGCCGACGACCCAGCCCGGCACGCCTCAGCCCAGCGCGCCGCCGCCCCAGCCCCCCTCGGTGCTCGGTGGCCCGCCGCCCGGCGCCACCTTCGGGACGCCGCCCCCCGCGCGGCCGCCGATGCCGGCCTTCCCCGGGCCAGGCGGGGCGCCCATCCCAGGCGCGCCGTCCGCGTTCGGGGCGGATCCGCGTGCCTCCTTCGCGCCGCCGCCGGAGGCCCAGGCCCAAGCCCCAGGCGCGGCGGCGCCCACGGGGGGGCCACCGTCGTCGGGCGTCTCGTTCATGCCGCCGCCCCAGCCGCCCGCGGGGCCGCCGCTGCCGGTGTCCGCCGCGCCGCCCCGTCCCCCCGGCCTCATCGCCGACGGGCAATCGGGCGCCACGACCGGCCAGGTCGGGCGGGGTGTCCCCGTGCCCCCGCAGCGGACGACCCTGCGCCCGATCTTCCCGTCGTCGAGCGACCTCGCGCGGCAGGAGGCCGTGGCGCGGTCGGCCGGCGCCGACCAGGGCGAGCAGGAGAGCTGGATCCGGGTCGCCGAGGCGCAGGGCAGCCCCAATCCACAGGCCGACGGCCTGCGGATGTGGGCCGAGGCGCAGATGCGCACGCGTGCGGGCGCGGCGGCGACCTTGCGGGAGGGCAACAGCCGGCCGCTCCCGGATGGCACCTGGGTGCAGGATCTCTACGACGCGCAGACCGGCAAGGTCGTCAACTCGATCCCGAGCCTGGGCCCGCTCGCGGGCGGCACCGTGGGGAACCGGGACAGCGTCGCCTACGAGATGTACGGCAAGCAGGGTGAGGATCCCCGGGAGACGATGCGCCGGATCGCGCCCGTCCAGGTGGCGCGCGTCAACGAGGAACTGCGCCATCGGCAGGCGCTCCAAGCAGCCGAGGTCGCCCTCGCGCGAGCCGAAGCGCTCCACGACGCCCCGCTCACGGCGCAGGCCACGTCGCAGCTCATCGAAGTCCTCAACACGAAGTGGCTGCGCCTCCAGCAGCCGCTCCGCGAGATGGCGCGGCAGTTCACGCTCATGCAAACCGGACTGAAGCGCTTCCAGGAAGGCGACCGCATCGGCGGCGCGCAGGACATCCTCATCACCTTCCAGAAGATGCTCGACCCGACCTCCGTCGTGCGCGAAAGCGAGTACGCGCGGACCGCCGAGGGGCTCGGGCTCATCCAGCGGCTCGAAGGCGGCTGGGAGAAGCTCAAGGCGGGCGGGGCGGGCGTCCCGGTCGAGGATATGGCCGCGATGGTCGAAACCTCGCGCCAGTTCCTGGAGAACATGAAGGGCTGGAACGACGTCGAGCGGGGGCGCATCGAGGACCGCGCGAGCGCGCACGGGATCGACCCCGGCTTCATCTTCGGTGGGGGCGTGAAAGCCCCGGTCACCCCGCCGCCGGCGGCTGGCGGTGGCGGCAAACCCGTGACCGGGGGTGTCTCGCTCGACTCGGAGTACGAGAAGCTCCCCGACGGCACCTACCGCATCAAGAGGCCGTAGCATGGACCCCCAGGCCTCGGTCGCCGCGCCGCCCCCACCGCCACCGCCGCAGGCCACCCAGCCGTCGACGCTGCGCGACTACGTGCGCGAGACGGCGAAGAAGTACCAGGTCGACCCGGAGCTGGCCTTCACGATCCTCGACCGCGAGTCGCGGGGCGTCCATCAGGCGGCCGACGGATCGATCACGACCGGCGCGCCGACGCCCGGGGGCCACGCGGTCGGCTTCTTTCAGCTCATGCCGGCGACCGCCAAGGCGTACAACCTCGACCCGGCCGACCCCTTCCAGAACATCGAGGCAGGCATCCGCAACATCCGGGAGGCCAGCGACCACGACCCGAACCCGGCGGCCATCTTCGGCTACTACCACGGCGGCCCCGACCTGGCGCAGCACGGGCCGGTGACCGCTCAGTACGTGAAGGAGGCGCTCGCCGACTTCCGGCAGCGGGTGGAGGCGCGCGAGCGGGGGGCGGCGGCGCCAGGGGCCACGTCCCGGCCGGACCCGCCGGGGCGGCGCCCGGAGCGCCCCGGCGACATTCACGTCCCGACCGCCGAGGAGCTCAAGCAGCGCACGACCCCCACCACCCCGGCGACGCCCTCGGCGCCCCCGTGGTACAGCCCCTCGGCGCTCTTGGCGACGGGCGAGGATCTCGCCCTCGGGGCGGCCAAGGGGGCGGGGCAGACGGCGGCCAACCTCGGGGGCCTCGTGCATAAGATCCCGGGCGTCAGCAGCGCCGTCGACGCGCTCTACGGGCGCCCGGGGCTCTCAGCCGAGGCCTTCCGCCAGGCGGACCAGGTCCTCGCGCCGAGCGACACGACACAGAAGGTCGGCAAGTTCGGCGAGCAGGTGGCCGAAGCGCTGGTCCCGGCGAGCAAGGTCGCCGGCCTGGCGCGCGGCGTAACGGCCGCTACCGCCCCGCGCCTGGCGCCCATCGTCGGCAAGACGGCCGCACGCCTCCTCCCCCGCGCGGCGATTGAAGGAGCCGGCGCGGCGGGCATCGCCAAGGCGCAGGGCCAAGACCCCGGCTGGGCGGCGGGCATTGCGGGGAGTATCCCCGTCCTCGGGGAGGCCGGGCGCGCGCTCTTCGCCTCGAAGCTCCCGGCGGTCGGGCAGGCAGCGGTCGACTTCGGGCGCGCCCACGGCATCCCCATCGACCTGGCGACGTCCACCGCCAACCTGTTTATGAAGCGGCTCCAGGTCGGGGCCGAAAACTCCCTCCTCGGCGCGCCCGTGCGCCAGGCGGTCGAGTACCTCCGCGGCAAGCGACTGACCGCGCTGGGGGAGGACCTTGCCGACAAGATCCATCCCGTCCCCCTGACGCCCTCGCAAGCGGGTAAGTCCGTCGGTCAGGCGCTCGATACCCGCGTCGGCACCCTGGGGCGCGAGGCGAGTGTCGGCTACGACGCCGCCGAGCAGGCCGTCGCGGGGCTGCCGGCCCAACAGGTGACGACCGGCCAGATCAGCACCCACACCGGCGCGCCGATCATGACCACGATGCAGGCGCCGGTCGCGATGGGGCCGATCCGCCAGGCGCTGCGTCCGCTCCTCAAGGAGCTGGAGGGGGCGACGATCGCGGTCCAAGAGGCCTCGCCTGCCCTCCCCGCGCTCCGCCGGATCATGGGCGGCGGCGACTACCACGAGCTCCTCGCCCTGGAGAAAGACCTGGGCGCGCTCAAGGGGCTCGCCGATGCGAGCGGCGGCCTCCGCAACCGCAGCCAGGGGATCGCGGCCCAGGGCGTCCGGGTGCTCCAGGACGCGGTCGACCACGCGGCGACGCAGGCCGACCCGGCCATCCTCGCCGGCCTGCAGAAGGGCCGACGGGAGACGGCGCTCAAGCACATGGTCGACGACCTGCGGACCAAGTTCTCGGGTACCGCGCACGAGGTGCAGACCCGTGGCGCCGAGCCGATGCGCGGCTTCGACCTCGCCACCCGCGCCGACGACGTCAACATCGAGTACCTCACAAAGCTCGCCAAGGAAGTCGGCCAGCCCGAGATGCGGAAGCTCGGCCGGGGGTACCTCCAGAACTTGCTGACGACGGCGACCGAAGAAGGCGGCTACAAGAAGGCCGCTGCGGTCGCGAACAAGTGGAACGCGCTCGGCGACCAGACCAAGCAGCTCCTCTACAGCCCGCAGCACATTGCCGACCTCGACAATTTCTTCCGGCTGGGGCGGATGCTCGCCGAGCACCCGAACCCCTCGGGGTCGGGCACCTTCGCGCACGCGGTGGGGCAGGTGTTCTTGGCCGCGAAGAATCCCGTGTGGGGGGTCGGGGAGACGCTGGGGACAGGCGCGATGGCGATCTTGATGAACCACCCGACCGGCGTGCGGCTGCTCACCCAGGGGCTGACCATCCCCGGCGGCACGCCGGCCGCCGCGCAGTGGCTGCAGCAGGCGCACGCGCTCCTGAAGGACGACAAGCACGCCCCACCGCCTCCGCCGCCGATGCCGCCCGCTCGGGCGACCACGCCCCGTCGCTAGGCCTCAGACATGGCTGCCGCCGACGATCCCACCCCTCCCTCCTTCTGGCGCCGGCTCATGGAGCTTGTCGGCGTCGACGACGAGGTCGACGCGGTCACCGACAAGATCACGCGCGCCCGCGACTGGGTCAACGCGAAGCTGCCCGCCGCCACGCCCGAGCAGCAGGCGCGCGCGAAGACGTTCGACGCCGGGATGGAAGCCTGGCGGGCGAAGCGCGGGCAGCAGACCCAGGCGTTCATCAACTCGTCGGTCATCGACCCCGTCAAGCGCATCCTTGGCTCAGCACCCGTGCAGGGGATCGCGCACCAGTTCAAGGAGGACTACGCCCCGCTTTGGGAGACGGCCCCCTCGACCGAGGCGCTCGCTCAGCTGGGTCACCAGGCCCTCGATGAGCGCAACGCCCCGGCGCGTGAGGCGATGGCCCGGGCGGGCATCCCCGCGGTGGTCGGTGACATCCTCAACGCGCCCAACGACTGGATCCCCCACCAGCTCATCGACCAGGGCGTCCAAAACTCGACGCCGCTCGGCATCGCGACGAATCTCGACCTGCCCATCGGCCCGGCGCTCAAGGCCGCCGCGCCGTTTGTCGGTGGGGCCGCCGCGCACCTGGCGGCCGTGCTGCCGCCGGGGTTCTACTCGCGGGTGGAGCGGGTGGCCGAGCAGGTCGGCAAGAAGGGCATCCATCCGAACAAGCTGGCGTCGCTCCTGAAGTCAGGCGCGAGCCAGGAGGAGGTCGCCTACCGGAACCTGCCCGACCTGATCACGCGCAAGGGCAACCAGCTCATCAGCAAGGAGGAGCTGGCGGCGCACCTGGCGCAGCACCCGCCGCCGGGGGTGGAGCCCGTCGTGCGCGGCGAGCTGCCGACCCGGGGGCCGGATGTCGCTTTCCCCGTGCGGGAGGAGGCGGGTCGTCCGGGACGCTCGTACTATTCGATCGATCTGCCGCACGGGGGCATCGTGACCGTTGCACAGAACCGTGACGGGTGGGAGGTGGCTGGCAGCGGCCTGGGAGCGTTCGACAGTGCGGAGGAGGCGCTGGCTGCCGGGCAGCAGTACGCCAACGACGTCCTGCACCGGCAGGCGGTGACGAACGCGGGCGTGGCGACGAAGTACAAGAGCTACACCCTCCCCGGCGGTGAGGCCTACCGCGAGACGCTGCTCACGCGGCCCCGCCCGCGCCTCGCCGACTTCCCGACGCGCGAGGGCTACAACCAGGCTGTGGAGGCCGCCGGCCCGCCGTACCAGAGCGGCCACTGGGACGAGCCCGACATCCTCACGCACATCCGCTCGACCGAGCGGACGCTCCCGCCCGAGGCCCGCTCGCTGCCCGAGATCGAGCAGATCATCCAGGACGTCGTTGGCGCCCGCCACCCCGAGCACATCGCCTCGGGCGGCCCGCAGATGGCGGTCGCCCAAGGGCTCCTCTCGCACGACGAAGCGGCGGCCTACGGGCGCTCCCGCGGCTTCATCAACTACCCGCACGACCCCGGCGAGCGCGGGCGCTTCCTCGAAGAGATCCAGTCCGACTGGCACCAGGCGGGCACGCGCCAGGGCTACGCGCAGGTCACGCCCGAGATGGCCGCGCAGGCCGACGCGCTGCGGCCCCAGCTCGTCGAGGCCGAGGCGCTGATGCAGGAGAAACACGCGGCGCACCAGGCCGCCCACAACGCCTTCCTCGACGTGCTGCGTGAGAAGACGATGCCGCAGTTGCCGCCCGAGTTCGCGCACCTCACCAGTCTTCAGCAGGCGCTGCGCGAAGGCGATCCGGCAACGCGGGCCTGGCGGTACGCGCGTGACGGCGTCGTCGGCGTGGACCCCGAGGTGCGCGTCGCGAATCAGGCCGCGACGCTGGCCGGGACGGTTCGCGACCGCGCCATCGATCGGGTCAACCACTTCTCCACCCAGCTCAAGGCGCTGGAGTCGCCCACCGGCGTCCCCGACGCCCCCTTCAAGGAAACCTGGCCCGACCTGGCCCTCAAGCAGCAGCTCCTCGACGTCGCCCACCGCCGCGACCTCAGCTGGCTGGGCCTCTCCGGCAGCAAAACGCACGTCGACCGCTACGGCACCGAGCGGCTCGCCTGGCAGCCCGAAGGCCAGGGCTTTCGCGTGAACTGGGAGCCGCAAGTGGGCGGCGCGGGGGAGGGCATCGAGGACCTCGGCCAAGAGGCGCTGGCCCGCGGGCTCATCACCAACGCGTCCGAGTATGTCGAAACGCCCGAGCAGCTGGCGCAGATCCTCGGCGACAGCTCCGATGTCAAGGCGGAGAAGGCCTGGAAGCGCATCCAGGCGTCGCCCGAGGGCGGGGTGTATCTGCCGCGCAAGGAAGGGATGGAGTCCTTCTATGACCGGGAGCTGCCGGGCAAGCTCAACAAGCTGCTCAAGCCCTTCGGCGGTGCGGTCGAGCGGGGCGAGCTGCCGGTCCCCGGCAAGGCCCCAGGGCCGGTGACGCGCTATCGGGTCATCGACCGATCTGGGCAGCGGGGCCTGGCGTCCTACCAGAACATGAGTCAGCGGGAGGCGGAGCGCGCAGCCGGTACCCTCAATATCGGGTACGCGGGCAATCCCTGGGCGGTCGTCGAACCGTACCAGACGATGGGTGAAGTCGACGCCACTGTCCACGAGCCTGCCTGGATCGCCCGCCTCTCCCCCGAGGTCAAGGCCCGCATCGCCCGCGAGGGCTTCCCGCTTCTGTCCCTCGCGCCGCTCGCCGCGGGCGCCGGTCTCGCGGGCGCCGCTGCCGCCTCGGACGACCCGGACCAGCGGGCGGCGCTCGCCGCGGCTGCGGCCGGCGTGCCGCTCTTCCCGCGTGGCCCGCGCCGTCCGCACACGCTGCTCGGCGCGAGCTTCCTGCCCAACCCCGGGCGTCGCTAACAGCAGAGAAGGAGTCCCGCCATGTCCCTCATCGGCGTCCTCATCGTCCTCGTCATCCTCGGCGTCGTGCTCTACCTCATCGAGACCTACATCCCGATGTCGGCGCCGATCAAGGTCGTGTTGCGCGTGGTGGTGGTGCTGATCATCGTGGTCTGGCTGCTGCAGCTCGCCGGCCTCACCGGCGGTGGCTCGTTCCCGCGATTCCGCTGAGCCTCAGCGCTCGCGCTGCGTCCAGTCCTCCACCAGCTGCAGGATCACCTGCCGCTTGGCGATGTGCTCGCGCTTGGCGCGCGCGCTGAACGAGATCCACAGCGACGCCGGGATGCCGCTGAGCAGATACCGCCGCGGCGTCCCGGCCGCGGTGTAGGCCATCGAGTAGGGGCGGCCCTTCGGCTTACTGGCCACCGGCGTCCCCGCTAGCGTCCTCGGCCCGCTCCTGCGCCCGCAGTGCCGCGTTGATCGCCTTGTCGGCGTGCTCAGCCACCAGGATCAGGTAGCGGTTGCTCTTCTCGAAGTGCTCCTCGACTGCGATCAGGTGATCGACCGCCGCCCGCATCAGGCGGCCGGTCTCGCGCAGATAGTTGGCTGTTTCCACCAGTTCCTTCAGGACCGTATCAATGTGTGCGTTGCTTGCCATCCAAGCATCCTAGCATAGTTGCATATGCATCACGCGCATCACGCGCAGCACGCGCGTGGCTGGCCTCGAACTCCGCCCGGTTCGCCAGCCGATCGACAAAGGCCTCGCAGTCGTCGTCCTCGTGCGTCATCACACACGGCACCTCGTGCCAGCAGGTCCCGCGGCCGCGGCCGTACTGGTCGTCGTAGCGATGCTTCCAGTGCAGGCACGCGCAGCAGGCGGGCGTCATCGCGGCCACCGCGCACGCAGCTGGGCGCGCTCCTCCGGGCTGCGCCGGAGCTGGGGGACCTGATAGCCGCACGCGCAGCAGCGGAAGTACCGCATGCCGCCTTCCGTCACCCGGTAGAGATGGGCGTGGGGGCAGCACGCCTGCCGGAGGCGGGTCCAGGTGCGCGGCCCCCAGTCGCGCACCCCGACGCGCCACTTAGATAACGCGTTGGAGATGCGCCCAATCTTCTGCATCGTCGTGCTCCACCGCTTCGGCCGCCCACTCGCTCTCGTACCCCGGCACGGCGATTTCTTCCATCGCCGCCCAGTCGTGCCCCGCCTTCGCCGCGACGCCGATCGCCACGCACGCCCCGTCGCCCCGCCCCCAGCTGGCCGGCAGCGGCTGCTCGATGACCGGGCGCTGCATCTCCCGACACACGATCTCCACCGTGCGGTCCCAGGCCCGGTCGGGGATTTCCAACAGCAGCGAGTCGTGGATCGGCGCGCGGAGCGGCGTCTTGCCGAAGTAGACCTCGCCGAGGTAGCTGGCCGAGTCTCGGTCGGCGAAGAGTCGCAGCATCGCTTCCTTCAGAATGCCCGACGCAATGCTCTGCGGGTAGAACGCGAGCACGCGCTTCCCATCCTCCCCCAGGCTCACCCGGAACCACTGCCCGTTGATCTGCACGCACGGGGGCTCCCCCGTCCCGGCGTACTTCTTCACCAGCCGGTAGTACTGCGTGGCCGTCAGCCGCTTGTAGCTGTACACGCTCCAGAACCAGTGCTTGTAGGCGAACGGGTGATCGCCCGCCCCGCCGAGATAATGCTGGCGGCTGGCCTTCACCTGGGTCTCGGTCTGCCACGTCGCCACGCCTGGGGCCATCCGTTCGAACACGCGCGCGAACTTCTCGGCGCTCGCCTGGGTCGGGAACAGGTGCGGGAACTGCAGCACCATCCCGGCGACCGTCAGGCCGTAGCTCCGCCCGTGGATGTAGCGCTTGGCCGGCTCATAGACCTGCGGGTGGCGCTTCTTCACCGCCGTGAAGAGCGCGCGCAGCTCCGCGTCGCTCGCCTGTGGATCGTAGGGCTGGCCGATGGCGTGCGTCACGAGCGCGGCGTGCACACCGAGCTTCGCCAGCCTGTAGTACTCCGCGTCTCGTGCACACCACCCCGTCTCGACCGCCTCGATGGCGCTGAAGTCGACCTCCAGCAGCCGGCAGCCTGGCGAGGCCACAATGCAGCTACGGAATCCGGCCGCCAGCCCTGCCGAACCGCCTTTGTCGGCGACGACGTTCGTAATATTTGGATTCACGTACGAGAGCCTCATCGTGCTCGGCTTGAACGTCGGCACTGGGTGCAGGCGATCCTCGCTGTCCAGCCTTCTCTCGGTCCCTTCCACATACGTCCCCTTCACCTTGCCGATGGCGCGGTAGTCGAGCAGCGCCTGGTAGAACGGATCCTTCGTCGTGCGGCTCAATCGTTCGAGGGTTTCGCGGTTGGTGGAGGCGTCGCTCTGGCTCTTCTTCGCCCGCCCGGGGGTGTGCTTGCGGTACTTGAGGTAGGCGAGGACCTGGGGGACGGAGTCGGGGTTGAAGGGCTCCTGCCAGAACCAGCGGCGGACCGTCGCAACGTCGACATCAAGTCGAGGAGCGTGAGCCGCACGAGCTGCAGTGGCAGGATCAGCGCATCGATGTCGTCGCTGCACTTCAACAGCGCCGCAATCACGGCAGACGAGGACTTCCCGGAGGACGAGCTGTTCGACGACGACGGCTTTGGCATAGAGCTCCTGTTTGATCTCAGCGGTGGGCTTGCCCTTCCGCAGGGTGCCCTTCTGGGTGAACGCGGTCGCCTTCACATGCAGCACCGAGGCGGCCGGCCGGCGCGTCATCCCCGGCTTCGGCGTGAGCGGCTGCAGCGCCTCGGGCACGGCCGCCTGGAGCGCCTGGAGCCGCGCCCGCGCCTTCTCGGCCAGCTCGTCCTTGAACACGATCAGCCGCGCGCGGTCGACCTTCAGCCCCACCAGCTGCGCCGGCCGCAGCACCTCGCTCAGCAGCGTGTGCGTGTGGCGCAGCGCCATCGAGTACTGCCCCTGCTGCACGAGATCCCCGACCACGCCGAACCCGACTCGGTGCGTCTGCAAGCCGTCGACCGCGCCGTACTTCGCCGGCTCGTCCGACGCGGTGTGCTTCCACGGGCCGTAGTCGCTGTAGAAGGGCGCCCAGAACCCCAGGCCCCGCGGCAGGTCGCTCTGCAGAAAGTGCGCGAGCCACATCAGGTCGACGACCTTGCCCGAGTCCTCCTCCCGCAGCAGGCCCGCGTGGACCTGGCGCGCGAAGTCGTACTCCCGGTTCCACATCCATATGCATCCGGGCGAGGCGTACAGCCGCTTCAGCTCGTCGAGGTACGGGCCCGCGTGCGGCACGGTCACGCCCTCGTCCGGGTGGCACGCGAGGTTATGCCGCAGGAGCTGGTAGCTCACATCGTCGGCGGTGATCTCGCCCTCGTCCTGGCCGCCGGCCTTGTCGGGCGTTTCGATGTCGCTGCTGAGCGGGTAGGCGCCCGGGTCCTGCGTGCGGGCGGCGATGACCTGATCGACCCACTGCTTGAACCAGGCGACCGGCGGGTCGATCACGAGCGTGTGATCGCTTGCCGGCCGCCCGCCGTCTCGCGCCTGCTCGGCCCGCTTCAGATCCCAGAGCACCGTGCCGATGAGGTTCGTCGCGCCGCGCTGCAGGAAGCTCGGATGGAAGGTCGGCACGACCCAGAACCGATCGGTCGGGTCGCGCAGGACGCTCCCGTGAAAGTCCTGCACGCGGACCTTCTTCTTGTGTTCGAGGTGCAGCACGCGCCGGATCGCGGTCAGGCCCATCGGCACGACGACCGGGTGCCGCTCGGCCAGCGTCGCTTCGAGGTACGGGCAGTGGGCCATCGCGCGGTAGTACCACGGCGCGCGCTCGTCGAACCAGTCGCCGGGCGGGTGGCAGTTATGGACGATGAAGCCGTTGGCGAGGTACTGTGCCGACGTCGTCTGGAGGTTGTAGACGTGGCCCGAGTAGCGCGTGCGTTTGATCTTGATGACCTGATCCGCCGCTATCGGGCGGGGGAGAGCGTGGCGGCGCTCGCGGTCGAGCGGGGCGTAGGTCAAGCGCGTTTGCGCGCGACGTTGCTCGCCGCCGGGGTCAAGCTCCGCAATCGCTCCGACGCGCAGGCTAGCCGCTGGCAGCGCCTCGATGTGGAGGGCCGTGCGGCCCTCGTAACGTCCGCCCACGAGGCGGCGCGTGGGCTCGTCCAGAGCGCGGAGCAGATCCGCCACCGTGTCGAACGACGCGCGATCAGCCAGGAGTGCTACGGGTGGGCGGTCGGGCGCGTCGAGAACGAGCTCTTCCGCCAACTCGTCGCTCGGATCGACGGTGCTCGCGTGCAGTACCCGGTGGAGGGCTACAACATCGACATCGCCGTTGCCCCCGTCGCCGTGGAAGTCCACTGTGCGGCCAACCACCCGTCGAGTGACCCCCGCCATCGCCAACGCCTCGTACACCTGCGCGAACGGGGCTGGTCGGTACTCTACGTGTGGATCACTCCGCTGCATCCCCTGGCTGAGGGCACCGCGGACCAGATAGTCACCGCCGTGCAGCTCGCCCAGCGCGATCCAGCCCTGCTGGGTCAGTACTGGGTGATTCGGGGTACCGGTGAGAACGCCCGCCCGCGTTTCGATCGTTACGACGTCCCCTTCATACCAACGCCGATACCCACGCTGGACTCCAGCCGCCTCGACGATCGTGTCACCAGGGAAGCATGAGATCGTGTTGTGAATGCGGATCGCGTCGCGCGACCAGCCGAGCAAGTTCAGCAGCCGCGTCAGCATCCCGCCGGCGTCGCCCATGAACGGCCGGCCGGTCAGCGCCTCGGTGTAGCCGAGCGCTTCGCCGACGAGCAGCAGCCAGCTGCCGGCCGGGCCGTCGGCCGGCGCGAAGCCCTGGCCCTTCTCTTGTAGCGCGCAGCCCTGGCAGCCGGCAGGCTTGGTCAGCATGAGCGTCCCGCCTGCTCCAGCGCGACGTAGCGGGCGAGCGCGGGCGCCAGCACGTCGCGCACCTGCTGGACGATGCCGGGGTTCGTGCGCCGCCGGTTGCCCGCGACGTTGAGGATCAGGGGCTGGTGCTCGACGAGCCACGCGACGAGGCCGTCCGCGTCGGGGTTGCAGCGATGGATCCGGTCGTAGTCGAGGCAGGCGCGGATCGTGCAGCTCGCGCCGGGCGTGTCGATGTGCCCGAACCACACGGTCGCCGTGGCGTCGCGGACATTCCAGCGGGTGCGTACGCGGTAGTTGTGCAGGGCACACTCCCGCAGCCCGAAGTCCGCCAGCGACGGGTCGGCGCCCGCGTCGGTGCGCCAGCCGTGCGGCGCCCACCCGCCGGTCGGCAGCCCGAGCTCGCGCGCCACCTCCAGCGCCGTGCGGTCCGCCCCAGTCTGTCCGCCCGAGATGATGGTGAGCGTCATCTCAGCACCGGTAGCCGTCGCAGTGCGGGCAGCCCTGGCCGGTGCCGACGGGCGGCTTGAAGTGATCGAGCCACGGGGTGCCGAAGGCGCAGACGAGCGGGGGCGGCGCTTCAGGCGCCTCCGTCTTCTTCTTCGGGGCGCGCGCCATCAGCGCCCCCGCCCCCGATAGCCCTCGTACCGCCGCCGCGCATCGGCATAGCCGCGCTGCGCGATGTGCTTGATCGCGCGCTCTTGGCCGAGGCTGACGCGGCGCGTCGTCCGCACCGTCTCGCGGATCCCGGTGAGGGTGCCGTAGGCCCAGAGGTGATCGTCGCTTGCGAGCAGCTCCTCGATGGTGTCGAGCAGCGTGCGGCAGGGCTCGTCCAGGGCTTCCACCTGGCGCTCGATCGGCGTGTCGTCGAGCTTCCGGAGATCCTCGATGCGGGCCATCGCGGCCTCC